TAAGACGGTCAAGGTCAAGGGCGTGGATCTGTTTGGGAGGACGGGGCATGTGGAGTGCGTAGTATTGATGTCAAAAGTACAAAAGTAAATACCGAAAAAGGCTTGAAAACAAGGCATTTCCGAGAGTTGGGAGTTCTTTTCCGGCTCTCGGATTTTTTCGTTTTGGGACACTTGCAGCCAGGCATAATCGAGGGTTGAGTTGACAGGTTGAAAATGGGCAAGGTTGAGTTGACAAGATGATTTTGCGTTAGGTTGAGTGGATAGGATAATTAAAAATTCAGTTTATGTTTCAGAAGTTTTATCTACTATGCCTATTGAAATTTTTAGCGCTGTGCGCTATAATATTAGAGTAAACTAACAAAGGAGATTTTATCCATGATTGAAATTAAAGAGAAAACGCTTGAAGGAATGACCTTCATCGATTTATTTGCTGGACTTGGTGGTTTTAGAATTGCACTTGAGTCCTTGGGTGCAAACTGTGTTTATTCCAATGAATGGGATGAACCAGTACAGAAGGTTTATGCAGATAATTTTGGTGATACTCCCGAAGGAGATATTACCCAAGTAGATGAAAACACTATTCCTGATCATGATATTTTGTGTGCGGGTTTCCCCTGCCAGGCATTTTCGATAAGTGGTAAACAAAGAGGGTTTGAGGATAGTAGAGGTACGCTTTTCTTTGATGTTGCAAGAATTGTAAAAGCAAAAAAACCTAAAATTGTTTTTATGGAAAATGTAAAAAACTTTGCAACCCATGATGAAGGTAGAACCTTGGCTGTCGTAAAGGCGACTATGGAGGAGTTGGGATATACCTTCTATCAAAAAGTTCTTAATGCTGTTGATTATGGTGTTCCGCAAAAACGAGAACGTATCTACATGGTTTGCTTTAGAAACGATTTAAATGTATCGTCGTTTAAGTATCCTAAACCATTTGAGTTAACACGCCATGTGGAAGATTTCTTATTAGAAGATGAAGACATGGTAAAAGATTTGTATGTTGAAAGACCGGATACTTATTTCAATGATACTGAGGACAATGTGTACAGCGACAAATCTATCAGACTTGGCATTGTTAATAAAGGCGGGCAGGGAGAAAGAATTTATAGTACAAAGGGAATCGCAATTACTCTGTCGGCTTATGGTGGCGGTGTGTTTGCGAAAACGGGTGGCTATTTAATTAACGGAAAAACAAGAAAACTCCATCCAAGAGAATGTGCAAGAATTATGGGATACCCTGATTCCTATAAGATTTGTAAAAGTGCAAATCAAGCATACAAGCAGTTCGGTAACTCTGTTGTAATTGATGTTCTGCAGCTAATTGCAGTTCAGATAGGAGAATCATTAAGAGGTAGATAAAATGAACGAAGTGGAGTTTCGTAATTGGCTAATCGGAAATGGTTGTACTCCTAAAGTTGCAGGAGACCATATTTCCAGAATTAAAAGAGTTGAGAGAGAATTAAATCACTGCGATATTGATGAACAATATCGCAGTGACAAATGTGAGTATTTAATTAGCCTTTTTGCCAATAACGGCAATAACGATGAGATGAAAAAAATCGCAAGTACAAAACTACCGATTGGTAAGTATTATATGAGTACATACCGTTTGGCTATAAAGAAATATGTTATGTTTTGTGACGAAGTTATTTCAGATAACGAATAAAGTCCGCATCATTCAAACCGTGGGATGATTTTTGCTTGATTGAGAAAATAACATTTGCATTATATGTGTTTGAAAGTTTTCTCAATTCGTATTCGTCGCCACGCAACGAAAACATATATTCAATGCCTCGCAAAATAAAGCGGGTATCATGTAAGTTTTGCGTGGATGTAACAAATAACTTGTCGCCATCAACACGAGAACCTGTGATTACATAATCATGGGATGAAATATAGTCCATAACCGGACGCAATCTGCTTTTTCCTACATTGCCAGATCCGCTACGTTTAATTCGGTATTTAGCAGACACTTCAAAATAGTTGCTAAAATCTTCAATCGGCAAAATAGTGAAATCGTTAGTAATAAAGAATTCGGCTCCCTTATCACGATAAGTTTGGATTATCCAGCTTGCGAAGATATCGGAGCCGTTTCGCATATCTATATCCTTACCTGCTGTTCCGGCTTCTCTAAACTCATCGAAATCTTCGTTCATGTATTCCATAATCATTTCAGCATATCTGTTAATTCGATTTACATTTTGTCTGCTATATTCAAAGGTGCAAGTTCCTAAATCTGGCAGCAAAACGAATTGTCCGCATTGTGCCGGAGAGTGCTTTGCATCAATGTAGAAAGACTTTCCACCTTTGGTTTCAACCAAGATATCCGGAACTGTGGAGTCTGCACCACCTTGATGGATAAAACGTGCATATGCACCAAATCTACGATTAAGATAGTCTGTACATTGAATTTCAAATTCTTCCCATATTGCCATAATGTTAAACCTCCTGTTTATTGATAAAATTAATAATACATTTGCCGAGTTCAGTGATGACGTTTACGGTCATTGCATTTCCAGCTTGCATAAGCAGATGTCTATCTGAAACTTCATTTTTTACTTTATCTGCATATTCTTTAGGAAATCCTTGTAAAAGTAGTGCTTCATAACCCGTCAATTGAAAAATTGTGTGGTTTCTTACATAGAGAACGCCATCGCGTTGGGCACGTAGCGTTGGGCAGCGTCCATCGTATATTCTTAAATCATTCATTCTGGTATCGAGAATTTTGCCTTCCATTTCGCAAAGGTCCTCAATACTATATTTTCCATTGTTAGTAGGGTTCTTCAGATAATAGCGGAGTATTTCTAATCGTTCATCGGATGCCACATTATCATCTATAAGGTAGTCGGACAACGCAGGTTTTTCTATTGGTTCGGGCCAATCAAAATCTTCGATGTTATTACACAAATCCTTGCGTATTCCTACAAAATATACTCTTTGTCGCATTTGAGGTACTCCATATTCGATACTGGATAGCACTTTAAAAGTGACATCATATCCAACGCGATTCAGTTCAGCGACAATAGTTTTTATAGTATTTCCTTTGTCGTGTGTAACCAAGCCTTTGACGTTTTCCAACAGAAAACATTTAGGTTGAGATTCTTCTAAAATTCGTGCCAAATGGAAAATGATTTGCCCTCGGTCATCTGAAAAACCTTCCTTTCTACCAATAACCGAAAATGTCTGGCACGGAAATCCGGCTATTAACATATCGTAATCCGGTAGGTTTTCTGTTTTAATCCTTTTAAGATTGTAATAGTACGCTTCTCCTTCCGTGTTATGCATGAGGTTATATGTTCGAACAGCCAGCTTACTTGTGTCAGAATAGCCAATGCTGGTAAGGCCTGCTTTTTCTAAACCAAGACGTCCTCCACCAATGCCAGAACATAAATCTAAAAATGTTTTTATTTCCATGATGTATGCTCCTATTAATCCTTTATCGTTTCAATAATATCTTCGACCTTACAATCCAAAGCTGTGCAGATTTTCAGTAGCACATCGGTTGTGATGTTAGAACCGTTGGTCAGCTTGGCGATAGAAGCGGAGCTAACGCCTGCAGCATCTCGCAGGTCGGCTTTGCTCATATCACGGTCGATTAGTAATTTCCATAATTTCTTATAACTCAGTTGCATTTCAGTCCTCCTTCAATTTAGTATCCCATCATTTTATTGAAATGCTGGTCCTGCCCCATAATCTCGAATAGCAGCTTGAATGTGTTACGGCATTCTGTAACATCAAGGCTGTCATCGACAAAATGGATATCATCATTTGTAGCCATAGAGTTTGCATTTATATAAGCAAGCATTGTCTGTGCGATGTGGTATTTTTCGGCGTCTTCATTACCGTTCTCATCGACAAAGTTTGCTCTGCCATCAATCAGTATCTGTTGACGTAAGGACGAGCCTTCGTGTCCACAGAGTTGTAGGAAGTAGTATTCCAAAATTCTACGCACTACATTTACGAGAGGGACTGCCGAGAGGTCGGCTTTGTATTCATCCCACAGAGCAGCATAGGAATTCTTGACCGGATTTACATTCATAAGAGCAGAAGGTTCTTCCGGATTTTGAGCCTTACACCACTTGATTGAAGAGTGCCCGTCCCATTTTCTTATCATGTAGTAAGATGCGTATTCATATTTGGATACATACGCACTGGCTATTTCCTTATGGAAATAGGCGTTATGGGTAAGGATAAATAACTGCTTGATGTAGTTTCCTTCATAAGCCTGGTTTTCCTTGGTGCAGTTATTTCGGCAAACCTCAATCATTTCACGGACGAGGGTGCTGACCATAAACAGCGTGTTACTGTCCATACTGGATACGGGGTCATCGATAACAACAATTTTATCACGGGTTTCTGTTTCCGGTTTATCGCTGCCACGCACCAAGTGGTAGAAGTACAAAAAGGCAATGTAGTTCTTTTCGCCTTCACTCAAATTAGCGGCAGGGGTGCCATCGTCACGCATTACCTGGTAAATGTGCGGAGAGCCTTTCTTCTCTTGTAATTGAAATCCCTGGAATCCGGTATCACGCAAAAGACGGTTTATGCTGTCCTTGGCAGTGTCCGTTTCCGCGTTTCGCACATTGAGTTTCTTTATTTCATCGGTAAGTGTTTTAACGAGGTCGTTTTGTTTTTGAGCCTCATCTCCGAATTTCTTATACTCCTCATCCAGATCAGCCTTGCTCTTGGTATAGGCTGCCAATTTATCCTTCAGAAGAAATGCAATGTAACTGTATACGTCAGCGGTGCATTCGGTCTGCTTTTTAGGCTGGGCAGCAACGATAGCATTATTTTCACGAATCAGTTTATTGAATTCAGCAACGATATCATTCAGTTCGGTTAGGAGCGTAGCAACATCCTGCAATTCAAATATCTGCTCCGGGGTATCCTTTTTATTGGAGATAACCTCGATATTTAATTGAATGGCATTTTTGATTGCCGCCAATTTGCTGTCATATTTTTTCTTATCGAGCTTCGGATACACAATCTGCGGTGTTTTAGAAAGAGGAATGAAAAGGGCGTTTGCAGCCTGCTTGTATAAAACAAGCAAATCCTCAATCTTCTTCATGTTTTCCTGGTACTGCGTATCAAAACTCTGTGTCAGAAGCGTTTCAAAGTTATCCGGCAATTCACGGTAACAATATGGACATACGCCATTCGCTGCCTCCGCATAGGTTTCGTGACCTTCTCGAACCCACTGGGTAGCATCGATGCGTTTAAGGAATGCAGCGAAGTCGGTGTTTGCCGTATTCACAACAGAGATGCCGAGAACATCTAAACCGCTGACTTTTTCCAATGCATGACAATCCTCTGCAGGTTGGAACTCATCGTATCTGTCTGCACCTTCAGAATATGCCGAATCATAAAATCTCCGTAATTCTTCCAGGTTGATGTCCTTGGGTGTTGCACCAAGAACAGCATCAAGGAAGGTCTTCATCGAAGGTTTCTTTGGAAGTGCCTTTGCAAAATCTGTACGAAGGTCTGCTGTAACTTTCCAGCATTCCTTTGCCATACTGTCGACAAGAGAGTCGATAGCACTTTTGCGTTTGTCTTGTTCCTTTTTCGCTTCGTCAGCGGCTTTGCGGGCGGCTTTCTTTTCTTCTTCCTTGGCATCGATTTTATCCTGGGTTTCTTTGCCTACCGCACCGAGGGTAAACACACCCTTCATATTGTTATAGCTGTGGAAATGGTCATCAATGAAATCCTGGTCAAAAACAAGGTGCAAAAATTCGCCGTGTGTTCTGCCGGAACCATAGGTAATTCCAGATCCGTCAGACTTTATTGCTTTTGCAATAGTGGATTTTCCAGTACCGTTATTTCCAAAAAAGAAATTAACAAACGTAAGCCCTTCGATATGAGTGTTTGTATCACGATAACTGGCGTCGTTTAATTGTATATCTATTATTTGTGATGGTACTTTATCTGCCATATTGCCTCCTTATGTAGATGGAACGAGTATCTGAATGCCTGTATCCTGGCAAGCCTCTAAAAGGTTTACATCTCTGATAGTCCAGGCGGTGTGGTTTAAATCGGAAATCGCACACGATACGTCAATACCGAAGTCCACAGCATTTTCATATAACTTGTGCTGCGGGATATAGCAGAGCGGATGGAAGTAAATATGCACGTTCTTGTTTATCTTCGTGATTTTTCTTATCAGTCCGTATATTGCCTGCTGTTCCTCATCAGTTTTTCCGTAATATTCTTTACTTTCCTGGCAGATTATCGCAGGAAACTTAATCATCTCTGCTATAGCCTCCGGAGAAAGAGAAGCGTATTTTTCATACGCACCCGCTGAAATAGAAGTCTTTACCAGGGAGCGATTTGTTATCATCGTGATGTATCTTGTGTCGAAGATATCCTCCGTTGTAACAATGAGGTGATAACGGCTCATATTAAGCTGCCGTGTTTCCGCAACCATTCTGCCGGATGCGTTCGGCATCATAAGATTGATGTTGATATTGACAGATGCATTTTCTTTGTTTTCTACATAGATGCTGCGTTCGCCTGTTTGGACAACAGCGGGAGTAGCGGAATCTGTCTGATATGGTTTTATTTCGTTCATAGGCTGTCCTCCTTACAGGTTTATGGTAAGACTACCATTATTGACAAGGCTCACACTCTTTTCGCCGTTTTGGATTACATTCGTTTGATGCTGAATAACGGTGATTGATTGTTGTGCAGAGCCTTCGGTATTTTCGGAAGCAGCACCTGATGGCGTATCGTCATCCACGACCTCTGCTTCAATATATTCAGTTTCGTCAGATTCTTCAGTAATTGTTTCTGGTTCTAAATCCTTGATATCATCGGCTGAAATAGGTTCTATGCGTGACACAGTTATCGTTTTGCCATACTGCGTACCAAGAGTCGTATTTGTGAACTTTCGCTCCTGGTTAGAGGATTTTTTGGTACCCCAATTAGCAAGGGTATCCGAGCCAGCATTATCGGTTCGGTACTGCATAATGAATAATAGCATTCCCATGAGAAACGGCTGGAACTCAAAGGCATCAATAGTAAACAAATCCTTTTTCTTTGATGGTGTACCATCAGAAGAAATATAGAAGTCGATTTCATCAGAAATGTCGTCTGCCTGAATAATCTCTAATAATGCACGGACGAGCCATTCGTCCATTGTTGGATTTATATATGTATCTACAAACTCCGTCATCCTTTTTAGGATTTCGGGGTTTTTATTTTTTATAGCCATAAAGTAGGCGGCTGTGACAGCAGGGTCATTAAAAGGAATATTAACGCTTCCAGGTATCTGGCATTCACGATATTTGGAAGTGTCCTTTTTGAAGGTGCTGTCGATGTTGTAGCTGTTATTTCCCGTAACAGCATATACAAGTTTGTCCATCACATAGCGGTCTGCCTTATCTTCCTTTTCGCCATTAACGTGGTCCCTGGAAGAGGTTGTTTTGCTATATCTGGCTTGAAGCAGCAGAAAAAAGAATGTTCCGCCACATAAATACGGTTTCTGTATATCAGTCATTTTTATCCTCCTCAGAAAAAGTAACGCTTTTCCACGAAAGTAACGCATATTGTCCATTCCATCGTATTGACAGTAACGCAAGTAACAATAAGTTAAAAAGTAGATAAGGTGAGTAGTCCAAATCCCCTTCGTGAAAAGAGAGATATACACTATTATATCACGTATTTGTGAAAAATACCAGAACTTGAAGTTTGCAAATGTGAATTTTCTTTTACGAACGCAAATTTGTAATTTCCAATCTTATCAAAAATAACATTCCAATGCCCGAAGTGGTCGACCTTAAGGCGGCGGGATACATCAAGAGTCAAATTCACGGCATAGCCGTGGACTGACCAATGATGTACCCACCGTGCTTTGTCATGCCCATTTTCGGTATCAGAGTCGGTGTGTACCATCACATCGGCTCTTTTTGTGTCCCTGCCGCCACCCAATCGGGCGGAAAAGAAAGGCAGGGACTTTAAATGAGAAAGTTCAAAACAGCGGAAGACAACCGTACAAATTACATTTATTACTTCAACGATGGCACAAGCTACACCATCACTCCCGGCGAAAACGGAGAAAACGCAACCATCATCTCGCAGCTTCACGGCATGGATGATGAAGAACTGGATGCACAGCGTAGAGAGGCATATCACTGTCCGGTTCACTTGGATGGCTATCACGATGGGGACGGCGACGATGCGGATGACCGCAACCCATACCTTGAGGATGATACCTACAATCCTTTGCAGCAGATTCTTACTTCCATTGCAGATGAAGAGCATTCCGTCCGTATGGAGAAGTTGAAAGTGGCTCTTTCGGAACTGACGGACAAGCAGAAGGATACCATTATTAAGAAGTTCTATCGCAAGATGACCAACGTGCAGATTGCAGCAGAAGAAGGTGTTTCCGAGGCAGCTATCCGTAACCGCTTGACGAAGATTTACGCAACGCTCAAAAAGAAAATTTAAAAAAGTTGGATTTGAGGGGGTTCGATTCCCCCTCATTTTTCGCTTATGGACAGAGGGGTGAGAAAAAACTCCTCGGAAAGGAGCCAAGTGCAATGGGAATTAAACACAAGGTATGTATCAACATTGCAAAACCCGGCGGCACACCTTCCCCGGTAGTCCGAAGCGGAACGATGCAGATTCGTAAGAGGATACTTGATTTTCTCTTCGGTCAGCAGGTAAACGTCCTGGTTCTGTCCCCCGGTGATTCGGTGCAGACTGTCGAGATTCACGAACTGAAAGGAGGCGAGAACCGTGACAAACGCAAACAAGTTTAACCTGCTCCTTGATGTGGTGAAGCTGATGCACTCGTTGGCAGACGGACTGGAGGCTGTGGCTTATGCATTCGCGGATAGCCAGGAAATCTTCGTAGAAGCCAAGGAAGTGTCGAAGCCTGTCGAAACAGGACAACCCACAAAACAGATAGCAGCAGAAAAAGCACCTTCATTGGCAGATGTCCGTGCCGTGCTTGCGGTGAAAACGCAGAACGGAATGACAGCCGAGGTCAAAGGTCTGATTACCAAGTACGGTGGCACCAAGCTGTCGGATGTGGACCCGAAGCATTACGCAGACCTTATTAAGGATGCGGAGGTGCTTGGCAATGGGTAATCACGCACTTCTTTCTCCTTCCAGTTCACACAGGTGGCTTTCTTGTACGCCGAGTGCGGTTCTGGAAACGGAGTTTGAAAACAAGAGCAGCAATGCTGCCGAGGAAGGTACCGCTTTTCACGCATTGTGCGAACACAAGCTGAAGAAGGCACTACGCAGACGCAGTAAAAGACCCGTTTCTTCCTTCAATACCGATGAGATGGAAGAACACTCTGACGGCTATGTGGAGTTTGTGTTGGAGCAGCTTGAAAAAGCAAAGCAGACCTGCCCCGATCCACTGGTGCTGATTGAGCAGAAAGTTGACCTTTCGGATTTTGTTCCTGGGTCTTTTGGAACGGCAGACTGTCTGATGGTTTCAGACGATACCCTTCACATTATTGATGCGAAGTACGGACTTGGAGTCCTTGTGGATGCGGAACGAAATACGCAGCTCATGTGTTACGGCATCGCAGCTCTTGGTGTCTATGAAAGCCTGTATGACATCAAGGAAGTTTCCCTCTCCATTTTTCAACCGAGACGTGAGAACGTCCAAACATGGACGGTATCTGTGGAGGAGCTTAAAGATTGGGCGGAAAACGAACTGAAACCCAAGGCACAGATGGCTGCCAAAGGCGAAGGTGAATATTGTCCCGGAGAATGGTGTCAGTTCTGCCGTGCAGCGGTCAAGTGCCGTGCAAGGGCAGCAGAAAAACTCCGTATCGCAGAGGAAGAATTCAAGCTACCACCTTTACTTACTGATGAAGAGATTGAATCCATTCTTCCGATGCTGCCGGATATCACCAAATGGGCAAACGAAATCAGTGCCTATGCCCTGGAGGCGGCACTCAGCCACGGTAAGGAGTGGAGCGGGTTCAAGGTTGTGGAAGGTCGTTCTAAACGTAAGTTCTCCGATGAGGATGCGGTGGCGGCGGCAGCCAAGGAACACGGTTACACGGATATTTACCGTCAGAGCCTTATCACACTGACAGAAATGCAGAAGCTGATGGGCAAAAAGCAGTTCGAGGAAATCCTGGGCGGCCTCGTAATCAAACCACCCGGAAAGCCGACCCTCGTTCCCCTTTCGGATAAGAGGCAGGCAATGAATGTAGCAGACGCAAAAAACGAATTCAATGAAATTATGGAGGATTAAAATTATGGCAAACGTAAACAGAACTAAGGTTATCACTGGCAAGAACACTCGTCTTTCTTACTTCCACGGTTGGGAGCCTGTCAGCATCAATGGCGGCGCTGAAAAGTATTCCGTATCCGTGCTGATTCCGAAGGACGATACCGAAACCATTAACGCTATCAATGCTGCGGTGGATGCTGCGATTGAGGAAGGCATCGCCAAGTTCGGCGGCAAGAAGCCTAACAAGGGTGCTATCAAGTTGCCTCTCCGTGACGGCGATGTTGAGCGTGACGATGATGCCTACAAGGGTCATTACTTCGTAAACGCCAACAGCACTACGGCACCTCAGATTGTGGACAAGGCTGTGAAGCCTATCCTTGACCGTGATGAGGTCTACTCCGGCTGTTATGCGAGAGTGTCCTTGAACTTCTACGCATTTAACAGTAACGGCAATCGTGGTGTTGCCTGTGGTCTTGGCAATATCCAGAAAATCCGTGACGGCGAGTATCTCGGCGGCCGTACTTCCGCAACCGATGACTTCTCTACTGTTGAGGATGATGATTTCTTGGCATAAGTGTAACCCCTGGCAGGCGGTGTGAAATACCACCGTCTGCCTCAAACGAAAATTACGAAATACGAGGTAAAACGATATGAACGAATTATACGAATTTATGAAACAGGTCGATGTGATTGTGCTTTTCTGCCTGATCTACGGTCTTGCCATCAACGGCATCGTGTGGACGGCATGTGAGGTTATCCGCTTTATCGTAAAGAAGGTCAAAGCCTTCCGTGAAAAGCGTAAGCAGAAAAAGGCTGCACAGAATGAAGATGTGACCGAGTAAACATGACGGGCGGCGGAGGATGTTCTTCTGCCGCCTTTGTCATAGAAAGGAATGTGCTATGAAAACATTAAGTATTGATATTGAAACCTTCTCCTCGGTCAATCTGCAAAAATGTGGTGTTTACAAATATGCAGAGAGCGAGGATTTTGAAATATTACTGTTCGGTTATGCCGTGGATGGCGGCGAAGTGCAGGTGGTCGACCTTGCTTGTGGGGAGAGCATCCCTGTAGAGATTATTGAGGCACTGACCGATGATACCATCATAAAAACGGCATATAACGCAACTTTTGAAAGGGTCTGCCTGTCCCGTTATTTATCAGATATGGGTATAAGCCTTGACCCGTTCCATGACAATCATCCGTTATCGCAGGAGTGTGCCCATTTTCTAAACCCTGCAAGTTGGCATTGCACCATGATTTGGCCGGCAACTTTGGGTCTTCCTCTTTCTCTTGAAGGTGTGGGCGCCGTTCTTGGACTGGAAAAGCAGAAGCTGACCGAGGGTAAATCCTTAATCAAATATTTCTGCGTTCCCTGTGCGCCGACCAAGGTAAACGGTGGTCGCACAAGAAATCTGCCACAGCATGATATGGAAAAATGGCAGCAGTTTAAGGCGTACAACCTGCGTGATGTGGAAACGGAGATGGGCATCTAGGCAAAGCTGTCCCGTTTTCCTGTGCCGGATAAGATTTGGGATGAGTACCATGTAAGCGAAGAAATCAATGACCGTGGCATCGGTGTGGATATGGTTCTTGTGAAAGAGGCAATTGAAATCGACAGAATAAGCCGTGACCATCTGACCTCCCAAATGCAGGATATGACAAATCTCGACAATCCAAACTCCGTGCAGCAGATGAAATCTTGGCTATCGGATAACGGCATGGAAATGGAGAGTCTCGGTAAAAAGGAAGTGGCTGCGGCAATCAAAACAGCACCACAGGATATTACCGATGTACTGTCCCTTCGTCAGCAGCTTGCCAAGAGCAGTGTGAAAAAATATACGGCTATGGAAAACGCTGTGTGCAGGGATAACCGTGCAAGGGGTATGTTTCAGTTTTACGGAGCCAACCGTACCGGACGATTTGCAGGAAGGCTGATTCAATTACAGAACCTGCCGCAGAACCATATGGAAGATCTGGCAGAGGCTCGTGGTCTTGTGCGTAGCGGTAACTACGATGCCCTGGAACTTTTATATGAAGATATCCGCGACACCCTGTCACAGCTTATTCGTACAGCCTTTGTACCGCAGAAGGGCAGAAAATTTATCGTAGCTGACTTTTCTGCAATTGAGGCGAGGGTTCTTGCGTGGCTTGCAGGTGAACAGTGGAGAATTAAGGTGTTTGAGGAAGGAAAAGACATTTATTGCAGCAGTGCATCGCAGATGTTTGGCGTTCCGGTAGAAAAGCACGGTGTGAACGGACACCTCCGTCAAAAGGGCAAAATCGCAGAACTCGCTCTGGGTTACGGTGGCTCGGTCGGTGCCTTAAAAGCAATGGGAGCCTTGGAGATGGGTATTGCGGAAGAAGAACTGCAGCCACTTGTGTCTGCGTGGAGAAATGCCAATCCCATGATAACCAAGCTGTGGTGGGATATTGACCGTGCTGTAAAAACCTGCGTGAAACAGAAGACTGCCGTGGAAACCCACGGCTTGAAGTTCCACTATCAAAGCGGTTTCCTATTTCTGACCCTTCCATCCGGCAGACAGCTTGCGTATGTAAAACCACGCATGGGAGAGAACCAGTTCGGCGGTGAGGCTGTCACCTATGAAGGAGTGGGTGCTACAAAGAAGTGGGAGCGTTTGGAAAGCTACGGTCCCAAGTTTACGGAGAATGCTGTGCAGGCCATTGCCAGGGATATTCTGATGTTCGCCATTCAAACACTCAGCCACTGCGACATCGTTGCTCACGTTCACGATGAAATTATCATCGAGTGCGACCGCAGGGTTTCCCTCGATGCTGTTTGTGAGCAGATGGGCAGGACTCCGCCTTGGGCGAAAGGCTTGCTCCTTCGTGCAGACGGATACGAGTGCGATTTTTATAAAAAAGATTAAAATTTGGGGGTTCGATTCCATCGGATTTTTCGCTTATAGGCAGAAGGATGATTTGTCCTTCTGTCTATTTCATTTTTAGAAGGAGGATTCGATATGGACGAATTCAGAAAGTACAAACCAATGGTGTATGTATGCAGCCCTTATTCCGGGGATACGCAGTACAACACAGCACAGGCAAAGAAGTATAGCCGTTTTGCCTATGAACAGGGTGCAATCCCTATGACGCCACATCTTCTTTACCCGCAGTTTATGTGTGATGAGAACCCTGCGGAACGCAGTGATGCTATGCATTTTAATTATGTTCTGCTTGGTAACTGTTCGGAACTTTGGGTGTTCGGCAGCAGGGTGTCTGATGGCATGGCACACGAAATCGGTATTGCAAAGAAAAGAAAACTGACCATCCGTTGGTTCAGTGAAGGCTGTGAGGAGGTGTCCGGTAATGAGCGAATTTAAGGCAGTGCAGACAGAGTATAAAGGATATTTATTCCGTTCCCGTTTGGAGGCTCGTTGGGCGGTGTTCTTCGATACCCTCGGTATCCAGTGGGAGTACGAGCCGGAAGGCATCGTGTTGAGTGACGGCACACATTATCTGCCGGACTTTTATCTTCCTGACTTCCATTGTTTCTTTGAGGTCAAGAGAAAAGGACTCCGTGGAACTGCCGAGGGTGATGCTGCCATTGCAAAAATCAGTGATGGTCAGAACCATGACAGTTGGGCGGGCATTATCTGTTTCGGTGACCCGATGGATGATGATTTGTATATCTTCTGCCAGGAAACTGACGATGGCGGCGGTGGCAGTTATGAAAACGAAGTGACCATCGGACTGCATCCGGATACCCGCAAACCGTATCTCTTTGCCTACAACGACAGACGTGACCGTTGTTTCTTTACCCACTTCGGTGAGGACATGGACGATGAGATGATTCCGATGGTTACCCATGAATACGGCAAGTACAGATACAACGATTTCGTAAACAGCCGTGTCCGTTATGCCCGCAAGGCTGCAAGACAGGCGCGTTTTGAATACGGTCAGACACCGAAGGTAAGGAGGGACAGATAATGAGAAGTTTATCTCTTGCATACGGCAACAGCCGACAGGCAAAGACCTGGGTCAATAAAACAATCGGCTTTGAGGAATTGAAGGAACGCTTGAAAGTCACTATCCGGACTCCGGAGTCAGCAGAAGAATACGCCAAGATGAATAAGGCACAGCGTGATCTGGCAAAAGACCACGGCGGGTTTGTAGGCGGTGTCCTTAAGGGCGGCCGCAGAAAAATCGACACCGTGGAGTCACGCTCCATGCTTTCCCTGGATGGTGACCGCATAACAAAGGAATTTCTTGATAACTATGAAACCACATTCCCTTATACTTCCGTGCTTTACACCACGCACAGCAGTACAGAGGAAAATCCGAGGGCAAGAATCGTCTGCCCTCTGACCCGTGATGTGACACCGGAGGAGTTTGTTGCCGTATCCCGCTATGTGGCGCAGATGCTCGGCATCGACTTCTTTGACGAGTGTTCCTATCTTCCCAATCAGCTTATGTACTGGCCGTCCACTCCGCAGAACGGTGTATTTGCATATAAGGAAACGGACGGCGGTTGGCTTGACCCCGATGAAATCCTTAATGCCCATTCGGAATGGACTGACCCTACAAGGCTGCCTACCTCCTCAAGGGAAAGTAAGGCAAACAGCGTCACACAACAGAAGGTGCAGGACCCGCTTTCCAAGGAAGGTGTGGTGGGTCTTTTCAACCGTGTCTATCATCCGATTTCCAAGGCTTTGGAGATTTTCCTCTCCGATGTATATGAGCCGACCGACAATGAGAGCCGTTGGCACTTCATCCAGTCAAGCAGTATGGCGGGTGTGGAAATCAAAGAGGACAAGTTTGTCTACAGCCACCATGCTAAAGACCCTGCATATCTGAAACTGTGCAATGCCTTTGATATTGTCCGTATCCATAAGTTCGGTGATGCCGATGATAAAAAGTCCTTTAACGCTATGTGCGAGTTTGCCATGCAGCAGGATGATGTGAAACTCCTTGCTGCCAATGAACGTCTGGCACAGGCGAATGTGGAATTTTCCGCTGACGATGATGAGGATTGGAAGAAAAAACTCCATTATCAGCCGAGGTCGAGCCTATTGGAGAACAGCGTTTACAATCTGAACCTCATTTTAAATAATGACCCCGATTTTCAGAACTTTGCCTTCAATGAGATGGCAAACCGTATTCAGATTACGGGTCCGCTCCCTTGGGAACGCCCTGCCGGAAATGCATTCTGGCGTGATGCGGATACGGCGCAGCTTAAGTCCATCATCGACATCCGCTATCTGCCGTTTTCCAGCCGTAACCACGATGTTGCTTTTACCAAAGCCGCCGATGACCGTCACTTCCATCCTGTCCGTGATTACCTGGACAGTCTACCTGAGTGGGACGGGGTCAAGCGTGTGGAAGACCTCTTTATCAAATATCTGCAGGCGGATGATACGGAATATGTACGCACGGTTACAAGAAAGACCTTTGCCGCTGCCGTTGCCCGTATCTATGTTCCCGGCATCAAGTTTGACTGCGTTCCCGTGCTTGACGGTGAGCAAGGCATCGGTAAGTCCACCATCGTGAAAGACCTGGTGGGTTCGGAGTATTATTCGGAGACCCTGTCTCTTACGGATATGGATGATAAGTCCGGTGCGGAAAAACTACAGGGGTTCTGGGCAGTGGAAATCGGAGAACTTGCAGGCATGAAGAAAGCCGACATTGAAAAAGTGAAGGCGTTCCTTTCCACCTGCGATGATAAATACCGTCCTTCCTACGGTCGAGTGGTGGAATCCCATCCGAGACAGTGCATTATCATTGCAACGGTCAATGGTGAGCGTGGATATCTGCGTGATATTACAGGTAACCGCCGTTTTTGGATTATCAAGGTGCATCAGAAAAAGCAGAAAAAGACCTGGAACTTTACCGATGAATACCGTCAGCAGTTTTGGGCAGAGGCAAAAGCCATCTGGAAGTCCGGCGAGAAACTGTTCCTTGAAGGTGATGTGCTTGCGGAGTCCGAGAAGGTGCAGCAGTCTGCGATGGAAGTAGACGAGCGTGTCGGTATGGTGGAAGAGTATCTGAATGCCTTACTGCCGACCGATTGGGACAACATGGATTTGTACCAAAGACGAAACTTCCTGCAAGGCAGTGAGTTCGGTCAGCCTGATCATAAAGGCACGGTAGTTCGTACTGAAGTCAGCAATCCGGAAATCTGGTGTGAGTGCTTTGGCAAAAATCTGCAGGAACTGAAACCTTCGGACAGTTATGCCATTGCAGCACTGATGAGCCAGATCAGCGGTTGGGAGCGAACCAATTCTATCAAGCGTCAGCCGATTTATGGCAGGCAGCGACTTTACAAATTCGGAGGTTAAGAACACAAGATTGCGACACAACACAACTATTTCCCTTATATTCAAAATGGCTTTTATTAAGGGTATAAGTGAAAAACACCTGCGTATAGGCACGTAAGGAATATATAGGGAATGGTTGTGATTTTGTGTTCTTGTGTCAGATGAGGTGTAGACATGAGAGAACAGTTTATAGAGAAAAAATTCACGGACGCAGTGAAGAAAATGGGAGGCATCGCACCGAAGTTTGTAAGTCCTGGTTTAGATGGCGTGCCTGACCGTCTTGTACTTTTGCCAATGGGAAGAATGGCATTTGTGGAGTTTAAGGCTCCAGGCAAAAAGATGCGTCCTTTACAGATAAGACGAAAAAAACAGTTGGAAAGCCTCGGCTTTAAGGTTTTCTGCGTTGACAGTATCGAGCAGATTGGAGGTGTGATTGATGCGATACAATCCCCATGAATATCAGACTTACGCAACAAATTTTATACTGGAACATTCGGTGGCAGCAGTTCTTCTTGAGATGGGTCTTGGCAAGAGCGTCATCACGCTGACTGCCATATACGAACTGATGCTGAACCGATTTGAAGTGCAGAAGGTTCTTGTGATTGCTCCCCTGCGAGTAGCAAGGGATACCTGGCCTGCAGAAATTGAAAAGTGGGAGCATCTTGAGGGACTGACCTATTCCGTGGCAATCGGAACAGAGGCAGAAAGGCTTGCAGCATTAAAGCGTCCTGCACACTTGTACCTAATCAATCGTGAAAATGTGGACTGGCTGATTACAAAAAGCGGTGTTCCGTTTGACTTTGATATGGTGGTGATTGATGAGTTATCTTCCTTCAAATCCCATACGGCGAAAAGGTTCAAAAGCCTTCTGAAAGTAAGACCTATGGTAAAAAGGATGGTGGGACTTACGGGCACACCATCAAGCAACGGTCTTATGGATTTATGGGCAGAGTTCCGTGTGCTTGATATGGGTCAGAGGCTCGGCAGATACATCACCCATTATCGAAACAATTTCTTTGTGCCGGATAAGAGAAATCAGCAGATGATTTTCTCCTACAAGCCAAGACCGGGTGCGGAGGATGCCATTTACAGATTGATTTCGGATATTACGATTTCCATGAAATCAGCGGATTTCTTGAAAATGCCGGAATGCATCATCAACGAAGTGCCTGTTTCCCTTTCGGAAAAAGAGTGGTCGGTGTACCAAGCCTTGAAAGAGGATATGGTGATAGACCTTAAGGATGAGGAGATTGATGCCGTAAACGCTGCAGCACTTTCAGGAAAACTTCTTCAGATGGCAAATGGTGCCGTCTATAACGAAGAAAAAGAAGTCATTAACATCCATGACCGTAAACTGGATGCTCTTGAGGATTTGATTGAGGGTGCAAACGGAAAGCCTGTGCTTGTAGCATATTGGTATAACCACGATTTGCAGAGAATCAAGAATCGTTTTTCTGTGAGGGAGATAAAAACAAGCCAAGATATCAAGGATTGGAACAACGGAGAAATCCCCGTTGCTGTTATCCATCCTGCCAGTGCGGGACATGGTTTGAATATCCAGTTCGGCGGCTCCACGATTATATGGTTTGGGTTGACCTGGTCACTGGAACTGTATCAGCAGACCAACGCCCGCTTGTGGAGACAGGGTCAGCAGAGTACCGTTGTGATTCATCATATTATTGCAAATGACACCATTGACGAGGATGTGATGAAGGCACTCCGTAAAAAGGAGAAAATCCAATCGGCACTTATCGATTCCGTCAAAGCCAGAATTGGAGGTGCTGCTCATTGACCGACCCTTATGAAAATCTTGCAAATAGCATTGTCCTGTTAGCTGTAAAAGACTACAGAAATGCCCTTAAAAAACTGAAAAAATGGCCCAGAAATGAGTCAGCCAAAATAATGAAAGATGAGGTGGAGAGGTTCTTCCGCTCTGCGTGGTATAGGGAACTTACCTCAGTGAATGGAGAGTATTTAATCTCCAAATTAAAAGCGGAGGTGGAAGAAGCGTGAAAGTAAAGGAATATTTAGGACAGGCATACCGATTAGACCAGCGGATCAATTCAGATATTGAGGAACTTGGGAAACTGAGGGAAATGTCAAGCAGTATTTCTTCTCCTACATGGGAGGAGCGTGTGCAGACTTCAAGAAATACGGAGGCGCCTTTTGTACGCAGCGTTTTTAAGATTATGGAACTGGAAGATAAAATTAACGCAGAAATCGACAACCTTGTGGAACTGAAAAAGCAGATACGCACGGTTATTGATGAGGTTTCCAATACCGATGAGCGTATGGTTCTGCGTTACCGTTATATCCATAATCTTACCTGGGAGCAGATTGGGGATGAACTCCATGCTGACAGAACCACGGTGTACCGTTGGCATAACAGTGCCCTTAACCATGTGGTGATGCCGGAAAACCCCATCAAAATATAAAGCCTGCACACTTTGCAACACTTTGCAACAAGATACCACAGTGGCAATTATGATATGATATAATCAGCGAAAAGCAGAATGAAGAAAGCCTTGAGGGAGCAATCCTTTAGGGCTTTTCTTATGCCCAAGGTAGGTGAAGCAAGTGCCAAGAAGACCAAAGCGACCGTGTTCTTTCCCCGGCTGTCCCAACCTAACGGATGGGAGGTTCTGTGAGAAACACGAAAAGCAGGAAAACAAACGCTACGAAACCTATGACCGTGACCCCGCTGTACGTAAGCGTTACGGCAGAGCGTGGAAAAGGATAAGGGATTCCTATGCGGCTGCCCACCCGCTGTGTGAGAAGTGTCAAGCCGAAGGAAAACTTACACCAACGGAAGAGATACATCACAAGCTGCCGTTGTCACAGGGTGGAACTCATGCAAGAGAGAATCTGATTGCTCTCTGCAAGCCGTGTCATGCAAAGATACACGCAGAAAGCGGCGACCGTTGGCATAATCACTGACCCTGCCCAGGGCGGTCAAAATCTCCGGGACCTATATCCCGTGCAACGGGCGTGGGGTTTCGTGTGAAAAAATTGCGAAATCAAAAGGGTAATAAGGCCCGCAGACAGAAAGGCGGTGAGAAATGTGCCAACAAAATCGAATAACACAGGCGGCCGTGGCGGAAAACGTCCGGGTGCAGGTCGTAAGCCGAAGTCCAATTTAGAAAAGGCTCAGAACGGCAACCCCGGCGGTCGCAAACTTACGATGTTGGATATCCCCGATGTGGAGGGTATCCAGATGCCGAAACCAAATGAACTGCTCAGTGCAAAACAGCGCGACGGTACGGAACTGAGAGCAAAGCAGATTTATGAGGATACATGGAACTGGCTCAATTCCATCGGCTGTGCGGGTTATGTTTCCCCACAGACCATTGAGCGTTATGCCATGTGCGTTGCCCGTTGGCTGCAGTGCGAGGAGATGACAAACGAGCTGGGATTCTTATCAAAGCATCCTACAACCGGAAAGCCTGTCACCTCTCCGTTCATCAACATCGGCATCAACTATATGAACCAAGCCTCAAGGCAGTGGGACAACATCATGCAAATCGTAAAAGAAAACTGTTCCGTGGACTTCTCCGGCACCAATCCGAATGATGACCTGGAACGACTATTGCACCAACGAAAGGGGTTCTAATCATGATTGAAAAAGTAAATCCGAGCCATCCGGACAAGGTGGCAGACAGAATCGCAGGAGCCATTGTGGATCTGGCTTATGCAAAAGAAGAAAATCCGAAAATAGCCGTGGAGGTTTTAATCGGTCATGGTGTGTGCCATGCCATTATTGAAACCACAGCGGATTTGGACAAAGCAGAAATCATCAGTGCCGTGCATCGCATCGCAGGTGTGATGGATACGGACATCGTTATCGTTCCCCAGGATAAGCACCTGTCAGATAATCAGAAGGACGGTGTGCGTTGTGGGGATAACGGCATCTTTAAAGGTATGCCTTTAACACCCGAACAGAAGAACCTTTCCAGAATGGCTCGTGAAATTTATGCAGAGTATCCGTATGACGGAAAATACATCGCAGACGGTAACAGATTTATTGTTTGCCAAAGTAATGTTCCGACAGATGTCCTTCGCACCAAGTGTCCCCTTGCAGAGGTAAATCCTCTCGGTGACTGGACTGGTGGTACGGATGTAGACACGGGTGCAACCAACCGTAAACTCGGTTCTGATATGGCTGATTCCGTTACGGGCGGCGGTCTGCACGGCAAGGACTTATCCAAGGCAGATGTGTCTGTAAATATCTATGCGTTCCTTAAGGCACAGAAAACCAAAGAGCCTGTGCAGCTTTGCTGTGCCATCGGAGATGACACCATTGATGGCAAGCCTTATGCGGAAATCGTAGACATTGCCCGTCAGTACATTCAGAACCTTGGCGGTTTTGAAAAGTTCGCTGAATGGGGTCTGTATTAAGGAGGGTGCTATGGGAAGAACAACAACACAGATGGAACTTGTTTCCATTACAAAATTAGTGCCGTATGTAAATAATGCCCGCACCCATTCTTCGGAGCAGATTATGAAGCTCCGTTCTTCGCTCCGTGAGTTCGGCTTTATCAATCCCGTCATTATTGATAAGGATTATGGCATCATTGCCGGACACGGACGTGTGATGGCTGCCAAGGAAGAAGGCATCGATGAGGTGCCTTGTGTTTTTGTGGACTACCTTACCGAGGCACAGAAGAAAGCCTACATCCTTGCCGACAACCGTATGGCGCTTGACGCAGGCTGGGATGAGGAAATGCTGAAAATCGAAATCGAGTCCTTGCAGGGCATGGATTTTGATATCGGTCTTGCAGGCTTTGACGATGATGAAATCGCAGACCTCTTTGCCGGGGATGACAAATCCGATGTGGAAGAGGACGATTTTGATTTGAACGATGCTCTGGAAAAGGCTGCCTTTGTGGAGCGTGGCGATGTATGGACTGTTGGCAGACACAGACTGATGTGCGGTGATGCCACCAATCCCGATGATGTTGCTACGCTGATGGACGGTAAGAAAGCTAACCTTGTGCTGACCGACCCTCCGTATAATGTTGCCTTTGAAAGTTCCGATGGACTGTCCATTAAAAACGATAAGATGGCAAGCGAGAAGTTTTATGAATTTCTGCTTTCGGCATTTCAGAACATGGCTGCCCACCTGGAAAAAGGCGGTGCAGCATACATTTTTCATGCCGATACGGAAGGCTTGAATTTCCGTAAGGCATTTATCGATGCAGGCTTTCACCTTTCCGGCTGCTGCATTTGGGTGAAAAACTCCCTGGTGCTTGGCAGAAGTGATTATCAGTGGCAGCACGAACCTGTGCTTTACGGTTTCCTTCAGAATGGAAAGCATTACTGGAGCAAGAATGCAGGCAGAAGCCAGACTACCATCTGGAACTTCGATAAGCCGAAGAAAAATAAAAACCATCCGACTTCCAAGCCACTCGACCTTTTGGCGTATCCCATCGGCAATTCCAGCCGTGAGAATTCCATTGTGGTGGATACCTTCGGCGGCAGTGGTTCTACGCTTATGGCTTGCGAAAGAACCAATCGCATCTGCCATACAATGGAGTTGGATGAAAAGTATGCATCGGTCATCCTCCGCAGATATGTGGAAGATACGGGTGATGCAGACGGTGTCTTTGTTATCCGTAACGGTGTGCAGATACCGTATGCCGACCTTGTGAAGGAGGTTGGCGCAGATGAATAAAAAACCTATGACCCTCGGCAGCCTTTTCGATGGCTCCGGGGGATTTCCTTTGGGAGGCTTGATTTCCGGTATTACCCCTTTGTGGGCATCGGAAGTTGAGCCTTTTCCTATTCGTGTAACAAGCAAGCGTATCCCGCAGATGAAACACCTCGGTGACATCTCTACCATCAACGGTGCGGAGATTGACCCTGTGGACATCATTACCTTCGGCAGTCCCTGCCAGGATATGAGCGTGGCGGGAAAACGCAGCGGTCTTGATGGAGAACGCTCCTGCCTGTTCTACGAAGCAATCCGAATCGTAAAAGAAATGAGGTGTAAAACCAATGGTGAGTATCCAAGATACATCGTGTGGGAAAATGTCCCCGGCGCCTTCTCCTCAAACGCAGGAGAGGATTTCAAAGCAGTCCTCGAAGCAGTCGCATCCGTCAAAGGCGACTATGCTGTGCCTTGTCCTCCAAAAGGAAAATGGACAGGAGCAGGAGAACTGTTGGGAGACGGTTTCAGTATCGCATGGAGATGCGTTGACGCGCAGTATTGGGGAGTTCCCCAGAGAAGAAGACGTATCTATCTTGTCGCAGATTTTAATGGTGGGTGTGCCGGAAAAATATTATTTGAGTCAGAAGGCCTGTTTGGGAATCTTGAGGCGAGCCGATGCCCGTGGAAAAGAACTGCCGGAACTTCTGAAGAAAGCACTCCTGCGACAGGCATCGTCTTAAATGACCAGGGTGGTAACCGTATGGATGTCACCGATGATGTTACCTGCACTCTCCGAGCCGAGGCACACCATCCGCCTTGCGTAATGGAGTCTGCGGGATTTTGTACGGAACATTCTGCTGATAGCCGTGGCATCGGTTATGAGGAGGAAAAATCTCCGACGCTCCGAGCGGGAGTCGTTCCTGCAACGGTTTATGAAAATCACTCCCAGGATACCCGCTATGTGGGCCCCCTTGATGTTGCACAGACCGTGGCGGCTACTTACGGCACAGGCGGAAACAATCAGCCGTTTGTGGTAGAGCCGACCGCTTTTGGTGTCTGCTCCAAGGACAGCAATGCCATGAAATCGGCAAACCCCAACAGCGGTTTTTATAAAGCAGATACCTCCCGTACCCTTGATGGGAACGGTGGTAACCCCACCTGCAACCAGGGCGGCATTGCCATCGTGGAAGGCAACGGCTCCCGTCCTTCCCACCACGGCAACGGTTATGCGGAAAGTGATGTCATGTACACCCTAAACACCGTATACCGTCACGCCGTTGTTTACGCTATCGACCGTGAAAGTTATAACTGCGGTCAGAACTTCGCAAGGAATATGGGAATCAGTGATGAGGGCATCAATTCTACACTGAAAGCCACGGGACCCGATGCGGTTGCCGTTCCCACCTACTCAAGCAGTAAGGCATCGTTCTTTACTTCTGCGGAAGAGGAACTTGCCAACACTTTAGTAGCTACGGATTACAAAGATCCTCCGCTTGTCAATGACACAGATTCGGATCTGGAATACATTGTCCGCAGACTTACCCCTACGGAGTGTGCAAGGCTCCAGGGATTTCCAGATTGGTGGTGCGCTGACCTTGGTGAGAAACTTCCTTCTGAAGAGGAACTCACACGGTGGGCAGAAATCTTTGAAACACATCGTAAGATTGTGGGAACATCAAGCAAACCAAAGACACGGAAACAAATCTTCAAGTGGCTGCAGAATCCTCACTCTGATTCGGCGGAGTATAAGATGTGGGGCAACGGCGTGGCACTGCCAAATGTGGTGTATGTGCTGACAGGCATCGTGTACTATACACAAAACGAAGGGGTGTAAATCTACAAACTTTCTCCCTTGTATTTTGCACATATTACTTGCTATTTCGAGCGTTTAGAGTGATATATGTAGTACCGAAAATTAAAGGAGGTACTCACAATGAGAATTGAATTTCATGTAACAGGAAGTGACCGAAAGGCACTGGTTACGGCAATGGCAGAAATCCTGGGTGTAAAGGCAAAATACATGGGGATGCCAAGCATGAACTACGAGGTGGATTATTTCACAGTAACAAAGGACGGCACGGTGGAGTTTGATGACAGAGCCGACAACGAGAAAATCGAGCAGTTGCTTGAAGGTCTTGCTGACAAAGGTTTTGTCGCAGCTCCCACAGAAATGGCGGAAACTTGGCTTGAAAAGAGAGCCGAGGAATTAACCGAAGAACCTTCTGTCGAGCCACAGGGCGAAACGGTGGGGCTTACGGTGGCAATTCCCCTCGATAAGGTTGCAGTCGGTAACCTTACCAACCTTCTGGATGCCAAAGGCAGTCTTATCAAGAAGGCGTTGGGCATTCCGGCAACACCAATCGAAATCGGTGAGGACAGGATTTCCTTCCCTTGGTTCGAAGATGGGTTGGATGCTGATGAGGTCAAGGCTTACAGCCATTTCATTGCCGCCCTTTGCGAAATGAGTAAAAATCAGAAACGCATCAGTGCCACGGAAAAAACGGTGGACAACGAGAAATACGCATTCCGCTGTTTTCTCCTGCGCCTCGGCTTTATCGGAAACGAATACAAGACCGAGCGAAAAATCCTGCTCCGTAACCTTTCCGGCAGCAGTGCTTTCAAAGGAGGTGCCAAGAATGAGATTTCCGAATAAAGAAATCGTAGAGCAAGTGAGAAAAGCCTACCCTGTTGGCTGCCGAGTGGAACTGGTGCAGATGGATGATACGCAGGCACCACCCGTTGGAACAAAGGGTACGGTCAGAGGGGTGGATGATACTGCCTCCATCATGGTTCGTTGGGATAACGGCTCCGGCTTGAATGTAGTGTACGGTGTCGATATTTGTCGAAAACTGGATGCCGTGAAAGTTACCTGTTACGGTCAGACGGAAGTATGGGACAGTAGAAAAGAAACGGCAGACTTCTACCTTAGAGCCATTGCAGGCTCCGAGGGTAGCGAGTGTGAACGCTACACCAAGATTTACACGGAACTTCTTATGGGTAAGGAGGTCTGCACCGATGAATAAAATCAAGGAACAGATTCTCGCCATCCGAGCAACTGGACGAACCAATATGTTTGATGTGCCGATGGTACAGTATATTGCCAACGAGATGCATTTTTACGAATTGGTGGTGTACCTTGAGGAACACCGAAAGGAATACACCCACTTCATTCTGACAGGCGAAATGGAGGACTGACTATGTGGAAAGAAGGAACAATCGGTATTCCGCAAAAGGACGGCGGTTACAAGGCAGTCCATTACTGGATTAAGGTTTATGAGGAAGGCAGCCAGTTCGGCATCAACGGCGGTAAAATCAGCAAGCTGATGCTGAAACACGACGGCGAGGTTATTGCCAACTATGACAGAGGTTGGGATGTTGAACCCGCAACCGAAGAAGCCAACCTTGCCCTTTGTATTTTACTGAACGAACACAACTAAAAAATCCTGTAAAGGCAGGACGGAGCCGTGAGGCTCTGTTCCTCGTATACGAAGGTCGCACCGATTATGGTGGCGGCTATTTTTTATGCCATTTTTGAGGAGGTGACGGCATTTGCGAAAACTGAAAAACTACAAACCAACCCGCTTTATGGCGGAGGGCAGCTATTACGATAAGGATGCCGCCGACCACGCAGTATGTTTTATTGAAAAATTCTGCTGTCATACCAAAGGCACATGGGATGGAAAGCCATTTGAACTGATTGACTGGCAGGAGCAGATTATCCGTGACATCTTCGGTGTTCTGAAACCAAACGGCTACAGGCAGTTCAACACAGCCTACATCGAGATACCGAAGAAACAAGGAAAATCGGAACTGGCGGCGGCTGTGGCACTGTATCTTCTGTGTGCCGACTTTGAGCCGGGTGCAGAGGTTTACGGCTGTGCCGCGGATAAAGACCAAGCACGAATCGTATTTGACGTTGCATTGGAGATGGTAAGGCGAAGTCCTCTGCTGAAAAATAAAATGACCATCCAGGCAAGCCAGAAGACCATGACCTACAACCCTACGGGAAGTAAGTACAAGGCTCTGTCTGCGGATGTGGCAAATAAGCACGGTTTCAATACCCACGGCGTTATTTTTGATGAGCTGCATACCCAACCGAACAGAAAACTGTTTGATGTAATGACCAAGGGTTCCGGCGATGCAAGAATGCAGCCACTTTACTTCCTGATCACCACGGCGGGAAATGATACGCAGTCCATCTGTTATGAAACCCACCAAAAGGCAAAGGACATCATCGAAGGTCGAAAAGTTGACCCTACCTTTTACCCTGTGATTTACGGTGCAGAAGATGATGACGATTGGACTGACCCGGAAGTATGGAAGAAAGCCAATCCATCCCTTGGTGTGACGGTCGGTATTGATAAGGTGCAGCAAGCCTGTGAACAGGCAAAGCAGAACCCCGGCGAAGAGAACGCTTTCCGTCAGCTTCGTTTGAATCAGTGGGTCAAGCAGGCTGTCCGTTGGATGCCGATGGCGGTGTGGGATGCCTGTGCGTTTCCTACCGACAAATCCGAACTGGAAGGCCGTGTCTGTTACGGTGGTCTTGACCTTTCTTCCACAACGGATATCACGGCTTTTGTGTTGGTGTTCCCGCCGGAAGATGAGGATGATAAATACATCATTCTTCCGTATTTTTGGATACCGGAAGATAACATCGACCTGCGTGTGCGCCGTGACCATGTGCCGTATGACATTTGGGAACGACAGGATTTGCTTATGACTACCGAGGGCAATGTAGTCCATTACGGCTACATCGAGAAATTCATTGAGTCCCTGGGTGAGAAATACAACATCCGTGAAATCGCATATGACCGTTGGGGTGCTGTGCAGATGGTACAGAACCTTGAGGGTATGGGATTTACGGTAGTGCCTTTCGGTCAAGGGTACAAAGATATGTCCCCTCCGACCAAGGAACTGATGAAACTTGCGATGGAGAAAAAACTGGCTCACGGCGGTCATCCCGTTCTCCGTTGGATGATGGATAACATCTACATCAAGACAGACCCTGCCGGAAACATCAAAGCTGATAAAGCCAAATCCACAGAAAAGATTGACGGTGCCGTTGCTACCATCATGGCACTCGACCGTGCAATCCGCTGTGGCAACACCAACAGTGCCAGCGTTTATGATGACCGTGGCATTTTGTTTATTTAGGAAGGAGCGTGATTTGATATGGGTATCTTTACTGGAATGTTTAAGTCCAGAGATAAGCCTGAAAACAGAACGGCGGGCAGTGCCTACACCTTTTACATGGGTGGTACGACTTCCGGCAAGGCAGTGACAGAGCGTTCCGCCATGCAGATGACGGCGGTGTATTCCTGCGTTCGTATCCTGGCTGAAGCCGTGGCAGGCTTGCCTTTGCATTTGTATAAATATAACGAGGACGGTGGTAAGGAAAAAGCCATCGACCATCCTCTTTACCGATTACTCCATGATGAGCCGAATCCGGAGATGAGTTCTTTCGTATTCCGAGAAACACTCATGACCCATCTGCTCCTATGGGGCAATGCCTACGCCCAGGTTATCCGAAACGGCAAGAATGAGGTGGTCGCCCTGTATCCGCTGATGCCAAACAAGATGTCTGTGGACAGGGATGAAAACGGGCATTTGTACTACACCTATTACCGTGGTCCCGATGAAGCAATCAAAAATAAGGAGCTTGCAGTAACCTTGCAGCCTTCCGATGTGCTTCATATTCCGGGACTTGGGTTTGATGGCCTTGTAGGTTACAGTCCCATTGCTATGGCAAAGAACGCCATCGGCATGGCGATTGCCTGCGAGGAGTACGGTGCCAAGTTCTTCGCCAACGGTGCGACGCCGGGTGGTGTGTTGGAACACCCAAGCACCATAAAAGACCCACAAAGGGTCAGAGAAAGCTGGCAGGCTGCCTTTGGCGGCAGTTCCAACTCCAATAAGGTGGCTGTCCTCGAAGAAGGAATGAAGTACACACCGATTTCCATCTCCCCGGAGCAGGCACAGTTCCTTGAAACAAGGAAGTTTCAAATCAATGAAATTGCTCGAATTTTCAGAGTCCCTCCCCATATGGTGGGTGACCTTGAGAAGTCGAGCTTTTCTAATATAGAGCAGCAGTCTTTGGAATTCGTGAAGTACACCCTCGACCCCTGGGTCATTCGTTGGGAGCAGTCCATTCAGAGGACGCTCCTGTCACAGGATGAAAAGAAATGCTACTTTGTGAAATTCAATCTGGAAGGTCTGCTCCGTGGCGATTATCAGAGCCGTATGAACGGCTACGCCATTGGTCGTCAGAACGGTTGGATGTCTGCAAACGATATCCGTGAACTGGAAAACCTCGACCGTATCCCTGCGGAAGAAGGCGGCGACCTTTACCTTATCAACGGCAATATGCTCCCTCTGAAAGATGCGGGTGCTTTTGCAAATACAACCGACAATGACGGAAAGGAGGAAAATTCCGATGAAGAAGTTCTGGAAGTGGAAGAACCAGGCACAGACGGAAACGATGCCGGAGGCGAGGACACTGTTTCTGAACGGAACAATCGCAGAAGAAAGTTGGTTTGACGATGACGTCACGCCACAGCTTTTCAAGGACGAACTCATGGCAGGCTCCGGTGACATTATCGTGTGGATTAACTCACCCGGCGGTGACTGCGTGGCGGCTGCCCAGATCTACAATATGCTGATGGATTACAAGGGTAATGTCACGGTCAAGATTGACGGCATCGCTGCCTCCGCAGCATCCGTGATTGCAATGGCAGGAACGAAAGTGCTGATGTCCCCAGTGTCCATGATGATGATTCACAATCCTATGACGGTAGCATTCGGTGATTCCGGCGAAATGCAGAAAGCCATCGATATGCTCTCAAGCGTCAAGGATTCCATTATCAATGCATATGAGATTAAGACAGGCTTGTCCCGTACAAAGCTGTCTCACCTCATGGATGCCGAAACATGGATGGACGCAAACAAGGCCGTGGAACTTGGCTTTGCGGATGAAATCATGCAGAGAACCACCACGGACGAAGTGGAAGTGCCACAGGTGTCTATGCTTTATTCCAAGGCAAATGTGGTCAATTCCCTTATGGATAAGGTTGCCGCCAAGTGTGCAATCAAGTCCGAAGAAACCCGAAAAACCAAAGCCGATGACCTTATGGACAGGCTAAATCTTATCAAGAATTGGAGGTAATTTATTATGACTATCAACGAACTGCGCGAAAAGCGTAACCAGGCTTGGGAGGCTGCAAAGGCTTTTGTGGAAACCAAGCGCGACAAGGACGGTCTGCTTTCCGATGAGGATGCAAAGACCTATGCACAGATGGAGAAGAAGGTTCAGGACTACGGTGCTGAAATCGAGCGTATGGAGGCTATGTCCGCTATGGATGCCCAGCTTTCCAAGCCTACCTCTGCTCCCATCACTGAAAAGCCTATGAACGGCAAACCTATGGACGGCAAGAAGGAAAAGACCGGACGTGCATCCGATGCCTATAAGGACGGTATGCTCAAGGCTCTGCGTACTAACTTCCGACAGGTATCCAATGTTCTCCAGGAGGGCGTGGATGCAGATGGCGGTTATCTCGTTCCCGAAGAGTATGACACCCGCCTTATCGAGGCGTTGGAGGAAGAGAACATCTTCCGTAAGCTGGGTCACACCATCACTACAAGCGGTGAGCGTAAAATCAACATCGCTGCCACCAAGCCTGCGGCTGCGTGGATTGACGAGGGCGAGGAACTCACCTGGGGTGATGCGAAGTTCGCCCAGATCAACCTGGATGCCCACAAACTCCATGTTGCTGTTAAGGTAACCGAGGAACTTCTGTATGACAATGCCTTCGGTCTTGAGAATTACATCATCCGTCAGTTCTCCAAGGCTCTGGCAAATGCCGAAGAGGATGCCTTCCTCAACGGCACCGGCACTGGTCAGCCTTTGGGTCTGCTTGCCGAGGAAGGCGGTGCCCAGATTGGTGTGACCGCTGCATCTGCAACGGATATCACTGCCGATGAAATCATCGACCTTGTGTACTCCCTCAAGCGTCCTTATCGTAAGAACGCCAAGTTTATCTGCAATGACCAGACTTTGGCGGCTATCCGTAAGCTGACCGACAAGAACGGTCGTTACCTTTGGCAGGATTCCGTGCAGGCGGGAGAGCCTGGCAGACTCTTGGGTTATGAGGTGTACACTTCTCCTTATTTCCCTGTAATCACTGCAGGTATGCCTGCCATCGCTTTCGGTGACTACAGCTATTACAACATCGGTGACCGTGGTACTCGTTCCTTTGCGGAACTGAAGGAACTCTTCGCCGGAAACGGTATGGTCGGCTTTGTTGCCAAGGAGCGTGTGGACGGCAAGCTGATTCTTGCCGAAGCTGTGAAATTGCTCAAGATGGCTGCTGCCTAAGATGGGAGGTGGCAGTGATGAGCGAACTTCTTAAGAAGGTCAAGGAAAATCTGATACTGGAGCATTCGGTGGATGATGGACTGATTGAAAGGTTCATCACTGCCGCCGTTTCTTATGCGGAAAGCTATCAGCATATTGAAGCAGGATATTATACGGAAAATGCGATGCCCGCTACCACGGAACAAGCCGTGATTATGTTGGCATCGCATTTTTATGAGTCTCGTGACGGCTCTACGGGCGGTTTCTTTGCCGATAACGTGCAAGCCGGACAGCAGGTCTGGAACACGGTCAATCTTCTTTTACGGCTCGACCGAGATTGGAAGGTGTGACATGAGTTTCGGAAAAATGAATGGCTTTGCAGACATCATCATCACAAAACGCATCAAGGACAGTGAGGGTTTCACCACTACGGCGGATGAAATCCTCGCATCTGTCCGTGTATACAGAGAAGGTCGCCACGGTAGTGAACGGTGGGCAAATCTCGCTGCTTTCTCCGAGGCAACCGACCTGTTCCGTTTCCGCTGCATTCCCGGTCTTACCGTTACCACAGACCACATTTTGGTGTGTGAAGATGGACGCTTTGAAATCACATCCGTTGAAGATGTAAAAGGCAGAGGGATGTATACGGAGGTGCTTGCGAAAAAGGTGGTGGCGACAAATGGCTAAAGTGGATATCAAAATGCCGGAGGAGTTTTTGCAGCGTGTTTCACGGCTCGGCTCGAACTTTGACCCCGTGGCGGAAAGGGTGCTTGAAGCCGGAGGCGAGATTGTTCTTGCCAAGGCACAGAGCAACCTTTCTTCTGTGGTAGGCAACGGTACAAAATATGAGTCCCGTTCCACGGGAGAACTGGAGTCGGCGCTTGGTCTTTCCTCTGTGAAGATGGATAAGAACGGCAATCACAATATCAAGGTTGGCTTTGCAGAACCCCGCCGTGATGGTATCAGCAACGCAAAACTCGCCAATATCATCGAATATGGAAAACACGGTCAGCCTGCCAAACCTTTTATGAAACCCGCAAAAACAGCATCCCGTGCTGCCTGTATCAGTGCCATGCAGGATAAATTCGAAGAGGAGGTCAGAAAGCTGTGAGCGTACTTTCAGATATCAATACGGCTCTGGAGCCTTTGGGCATCTCACTTGAAACAGGTGTCTTTAAGGATGATGCACCGGAGAAATATATTGTAATCGTGCCTATGGCAGACAGCTTTTCACTTCATGCGGATAACGCTCCCGGATGCGATGTCCAGGAGGCACGAATTTCCCTGTATGCCAAAGGCAGTTATACCAAAGAGAAAAACGCAATCGTCCGTGCCATGCTTGGTGCGGATTTTACCATAACTGACCGAAGATACATCGGTTATGAAACAGAAACAGGCTACTTCCATTACAACGTGGATGTAGCAAAACATTATGAAATGGAGGAATAATCAATGGCTACTATTGGTCTTGACAAACTGTATTATGCCAAAATCACCGAAGATGAAAACGGTAATGAAACCTATGCCTCTCCGGTGCAGATGGCAAAGGCGATGACCGCCGACCTCTCCGTGGAACTTGCGGAGGCAACCCTTTATGCCGATGACGGCGCTGCCGAAATCGTCAAGGAATTCAAGTCCGGCACTCTTTCTTTGGGTGTGGATGATATCGGTGCTTCTACCGCATCTGACCTCACCGGGGCGACCATCGATGCCAACGGTGTAGTGGTGTCCACAAGTGAAGATGGCGGTGAGCCTGTGGCTGTGGGTTTCCGTGCGAAGAAATCCAACGGCAAATATAAATACTACTGGCTTTACCGTGTGAAGTTCGGTATCCCTGCCACAAACCTTGCTACCAAGGGTGACAGCATTACTTTCAGTACGCCTACCATCGAGGGTACAATCCTTCGCCGTAACAAAGTGGACGGACAGAACAAGCACCCTTGGAAGGCAGAAGTCACAGAGGGAGATTCTGCTGTTGCAGCAGATATTATCACAAACTGGTATCAGGAAGTTTATGAGCCTTCCTATGCTACCGAGGCTGCGGAATAAGGAGGATATGACACATGGATAAAGAACGCTCTGCAATTATCAATATCGGTGGTGACGAGTATGAACTGCTTTTGACCACCAAGGCAACCAAGGAAGTCGCAGGACGCTACGGCGGTCTTGAGAACCTTGGCGATAAGCTGATGAAATCCGAGAACTTCGAGATGGCTATCGGCGAAATCGTGTGGCTGATTACGCTGCTTGCCAATCAGTCCATCCTTGTCCACAATCTGAAGAACAAGGAAAACAAAAAGGATGTTCTTACGGAGGAAATGGTGGAACTGCTCACCACTCCCGTGGATCTGGCGGCATATAAGACTGCTATCACCGAGGCTTTGTATAAGGGCACCAAGAGAAATGTGGTCAGTGAGGCTGACTCAAAAAACGCAGTGGTCGAGTAAGTGACGAAGAGTTATTTACTCGACTTTTATATTACGGCATCGCACATCTTCATCTGTCGCAGGATGAGGTGTGGCTGATGCCGTTTGGTATGCTCCTGGATTTATGGGAGTGCCACAAACAGTATAACGGGCTTTCCAAGCCTGCAAGGGAATATTTCATTGATGACATTATTCCTGCCGGAATCTGATGAAGGAGGTGGTTTGAGGTGGCAGATGATTTTGGCTTAAAAATCGGTCTTGAGGGCGAAAAAGAATTCAAGAAGGCGCTGTCCGAAATCAATCAGTCCTTCAAGGTTCTCGGCTCGGAAATGAAGGTCGTGCAGTCGCAGTTTGATAAAAACGACAATTCCGTAGAAGCACTCACGGCAAGAAACCAGGTGCTGAATAAGGAAATCGAGGCACAGAAACAGAAAATCGAAACGCTCCGTTCTGCCCTTGCCAATGCCTCCGAGTCCTTCGGAGAAAATGACCGCAGAACACAGCAGTGGCAGATTCAGCTTAATAATGCTACGGCGGCGCTTAACGATATGGAACGTGAACTCGACCGTAACAATTCAGCACTTGATGATGCCGAGCGTGAAATGGACGATGTCGCTGACAGTGCCGACGATATGAGCGAGGAACTGGATGATGCCGGAGATTCCGCTGAAAAGAATAAGGGCAAATTTGAAAGCCTCGGTTCTGTCTTAAAAGGCGTCGGTGTGGCAATGGGAGCGGTGGTCACGGCTGCCGCTGCCGCCGCAGTTTCCCTTGGAAAAGCAGTGGTAGAATCCTACGCAGAATATGAACAGTTGGTCGGTGGTGTCGATACGCTGTTTAAGGATTCCTCTGCTGCACTGCAGGAATATGCAAACAACGCCTATAAGACGGCGGGTATGTCGGCAAACGACTATATGTCAACGGTCACATCTTTTTCTGCCTCCCTTATTTCTTCCCTTGGAGGAGATACCGAGGCGGCAGTAAAGTATGCGGATATGGCCATTACAGACATGGCGGATAACGCCAATAAGATGGGTACGGACATCGGACTCATCCAGAACGCATACCAGGGATTTGCCAAGCAGAATTATACAATGCTGGACAACTTGAAACTCGGCTACGGCGGCACCAAGACCGAAATGGAACGTCTGCTTGCCGATGCACAGGCAATTTCCGGCATTGAGTATGATATCAGTTCTTATGCAGATGTGGTTTCCGCTATCCATGTAATTCAAGAGAGCATGGGTGTGGCGGGTGCAACGGCAGCCGAGGCGGAACACACCATTGAGGGTTCTTTGAACTCCATGAAGGCTGCCATCGATAACCTTATCGTCGGTTTCGGTAATGCAGATGCAGACATTGAAATGCTCTGTAACAATGTGGTGGATGCGTTCCAGGATGTACTGACAAATATCACTCCTGTAATCGAAAACATCATAGCAGCACTGCCAACGGCTCTGAACGCCTTGCTTGCAACGGTGGGAGAACTTCTTCCGACCCTTTTGGATACCGTGGTTGACCTGTTTTCACAGGTGCTGAATACCATACTTACCATGCTGCCGGAACTTATCCCTGTGGTAATCGATGCAGTGATGACCATCGTAAATACTCTGATTGAAAATCTGCCGTTGCTGATTGATGCGGCCATTCAGATAGTGATGTCCCTGGTACAGGGTATTGGTGAGGCTCTCCCCACACTGATTCCAACAGCAGTACAGGCGATTATTACCATTGTGCAGAGTCTGATTGACAATTTACCGATGATATTGGATGCGGCCTTGCAGCTTATACAGGGTCTTGCAGATGGTTTGCTTACGGCGATTCCTGTTTTGATAGAGGCTCTGCCTTCCATTATTCTCGCCATTGTGGAATTTGTCATTGGTGCGATTCCGCAGATTATAGACGCAGGCATTCAGCTTCTGACTTCGCTTGTTTCCGCATTGCCGGAAATCATTGTGGCAATCGTGGAGGCAATCCCACAGATTATTGAGGGTATTATCACAGCGGTGCTTGGGGCAATCCCTCAAATCATCCAGGCGGGCATTGATTTGCTCGTAGCACTTATTCAGGCACTGCCGGAAATCATTACAACCATTGTGAGTGCAATCCCGGAAATCATCGGTTCTGTGGTAAATGCCTTAATTGGCAGTATTCCGCAAATCGTACAGGCAGGCGTGACGCTCTTTATTTCCTTAATAAAGAACCTGCCGACCATCATCGTGGAAATCGTAAAAGCCGTGCCGCAGATTCTGTCCGGCTTAGTGAATGCTTTCGGTAAGGGTGTATCGCAGCTTGCAAGCGTGGGCGCAAACCTTGTCCGTGGCTTGTGGCAAGGTATCCAGTCCCTGGCATCCTGGCTTTGGAATAAGGTGTCCTCCTGGATTTCTTCCATTTGGGACGGTATCTGCGACTTCTTCGGTATCCATTCGCCTTCGGATGAAATGGCGTGGATTGGTGAAATGCTTGTGGAAGGTCTGGCAGGCTCCATCAATACCAATGGTAAGGATGCGGTTGCTGCCGCTGAAGGTATGAGCAAGGACATCAACGATGTGATGCACAGCCTTGCAGATGATATGACCACGGCACTTCCTACGGACTTTAGTGTAAATGGTACGGTCAACCGCAATGACACGGTATCCGGTGCAGGATTCGGTGGAGGTGCATTGATTACCATTCAGCAGATGATTGTCCGCAGTGAAGAGGATATCCGTAAGATTTCCCAGGAACTTTACAACTTGATTCAGAGTGGCTCCCGTGCACAGGGACACTTCACTACGGCATAAAGGAGGGTTTTGACCTATGGGTTTTATTTTTAATGACATTACGTCGGGCAGCATGGGCATCAAAGCCCGCCTGACTTCCTGGCAGGTGTGTGGTAAGATGCGTAATTTTACCACCACCGTGCCAGGCAAATACGGTGTGGCAGATTTCGGTGCTGATTTCGACTACCGTGAAATTAATGTCCACTGCAACATTTACCCCAAGGCGAATTTTACGGCTTTGGTATCCGCCTTGGATGATATCGCAGCTTGGCTTGACCCTGTGCAGGGGTTGCGTCAGCTTATTTTTGATGATGTGCCGGACAGATACTTCATGGCAAGGCTTAACGATGCGGTGGACTGTGAAAGGTTCATCCGCTCGGCAGGCTCTTTTGATTTGAAGTTTTTCTGTCCTGACCCTTTTGCCTATGCCATTACGGATGAAACTTTCTCCATCAAAGAGGAAGGTATCCATACCGTAAGCCGTGCTATCGGCAACATAGAGTCCCTGCCTGTGTATTGCATCAGCGGTGTGATAACGGCAGGAGCAAGCAACTATATCAGCATTACCACAAACGGCTCGGAACTGAAAATCGTAAACGCAACGCTCTCTGAAGGAGAAACCCTTGTTGTGGATACCGATAAAATGACAGCCTATGTGGTAGATGAAAACGGCGAGACTTTACGAAACGGTTTGCCGTATTTACAGGAACTGAACTTTCCGACCCTTGCTGTCGGAGAAAATATCGTCACAGTGGAAGTAAATAATGCCACGCTGACGGAATTACAAATTCAAGCGAAAAGCAGATGGAGGTGACGGCATGGCTCTGAAAATGATACTGAACAAGCAGACAGATTTCACAGGAGAATTTCCTGCGGAGTATGCCACCTCCGGTCTGTGGCGATTTAACGAGTCTGCACCGGATGAAGATACGGCTCTTGCCGATTCCTCCGGCTATGGCAGAAACTTTACTGTTGTGAACTGGAGTGGAACAACCGCCAACCTTTCCAACAGTCCCAAGGGCAGACAGATTCGTTTTAATATCAACAATCCGACCACGGAGAAAACCCACCTGCAGGTGACCAATGACGGCACTATCTTTGCCAACCTCGGTGAGCGTATCATCGTGGGTGGGTGGATGTGTCCTACCACTTATTCCGTGGGTAACACTTTCTGTCCGATATTTAATACCCGTTACGGTCCGGGACAGCCGATTTTCTACCTGTCCCTGTATTCCGGTAAGCCGAGAATTATGCTTTATAACTCTTCGGGCAGCCTTATCCTTGATAAGACCGTGACGCCGACATTTTCACTGCAAAATGGCAAATGGTATTTTATCGCAGGTGTGATTGAGCCGAATGAAAAGAAGTTCACTTATGTTGTGGGCGACCGTTCTGCAGGAGTGGTTTGGAAGTCCGATATGCTGACCTTCACGGGAACGTTGAATACAGAGTGTACGGCTGACCTTGTTATCGGTATGCACGCCGACACCTATTATTACGCAGGTGGTTTTGACGAGTGGTTTTTGGACTGCGATTCGCAACTTACGGCAGATGATTTGGTGGATTATTTCAATGCCACCATCCTTTGTAACGGTGCAGACAGTTCTTCCGATGTAGATGCCCTGTCCGATGCAAGCGGTGTAACCTTAAAAGCAACGGACGGTGTTTACCCTGAAAGCGGTGTGCTTTATACCAAGGCGGCGGAGTGCAGTCTGTCCGGCACGGGCAAAGTGTCCTATACAAGCGAATATATCGCAGGCACTACGGCAATCGCCTCGGTGGAAACCTCCACCAGTGATGACCTCTCCGATTGGAGTGATTGGGTTGCTGTGGGAACGGACGGCAAGCTGCAATCTCCGAACCGAAACTATATCCGTTTCAAGGTTACACTGACTACCTCGGATACTTCCAAAACACCGAAACTCATTGATATCCGTTTGTATGATATTCCCAAGGCTCCCTATGAGAAAATCGGCTATGCCCGTCCTGTGGTGCTTGATGATAACGGTGCGTGGGAGGCCATTTTGGAGAATGCTTACGATATCATCGTTACGGGTGAAATCAACGGTGAGGATACGCTGACCTTCAGTATTCCGTTCCGTGACGGCAAACGAAAGTATCTGGAAAACGAAAAGAAAATCCAGATCGTAGATGATGTATATAAGGTGCGTACCATTACCGATGTGAAGGACAGCACCGGAAACACGGTTACGCAGATTTATGCCGAGGCGGAGTTTTATGATTTGACCTTTTCCGTCCGTAAGGAAGAAAAGAAATTTGATGCGGAAACAGCGGATGTGGCTATGGCGTATGCCCTGGCTGATACCGAGTGGAGCGTGGGAACGGTCAATGTGACCTCCAAGCGTACATGGACTTCCACGGAGAAAAACGCACTTTCCATTCTTCGCAGCATTGCCAATCTTCACGGCGGCGACCTTGTTTTTGACTGTCCGAACCGATTGGTGCATCTGCTGACGGTAAACGGCAAGGACAGCGGTGCCTTGTTTGCCTACAAGAAGAACATGAAAAGCATCGAGCGTGTGGTGGATACCCGTTCCCTTGTTACAAGGCTTTATGCCACGGGTGCCAATGGCATGACCTTTGCTGACATCAACGGTGGCAAACCCTACCTTGAGGATTTCACCTATTCCAAGGAAGTGCGTATTACCACTTTGGACTGTTCTTCCTTTACCAATCCTTATCAGATGAAGGAATACACGGCTATGCGCCTTGCGGAATACTGCAAGCCGTCCGTTTCCTATGTGCTGAATGCGATGGACTTGTCGGTTCTGACTGGTTATGAGCATGAGGCTTGGAACTTGGGTGATTATGTTCGTGTGGAGGATAAGGATTTGGGACTTTCCGTTACCACTCGTATCGTGCGCCGTGAATACAATCTGCAGGAGCCTTGGAACACGGTGCTGGAACTTTCCACCACGCTGAAGAACCTTGGCAGTTCGGTCAGTTCCATTGATACCATTGCCGATGCATTGGAAGGCACAGGAATGGTATCCAACAACGATATCCGTGAACTTGTGCCATTTAATCATCTGCGTAACTCCCGTGCCGATGACGGCCTTGCTTATTGGGTCAGTTCCGGTTTTGAGGCTGACGGAGAAAACGGTGCATCCGGCACGGCATCCTTTAAGGCTGTGGGTGTGGAAGGCATGACCTTAAGTCTTGCCCAGACCGTGTATCCGTCCAACCGCAGCAGTTATACACTGTCGGCGCAGATTGCCTCGGAAGATCTGGAAAAGCTGTCTGATGATGCACAGGTCGGCATTGAGGTGGTCATTGAATATGAGGACGGCAGCACGGAAACAAGATTTATTGATTTGTACTGATGGAGGTGTCTATGGCTTATTTTTCTAAAACACAGGAAAAGATTACACCAAGCGGATATTCCTCTAAGGTCAAATCCATTACGGTGCGTGTGTGCATTACCAACTGCACAGGCACTTTATATATAACAGACCTCTTGCTACAGCCGGGTTCTGTAGCCACGGGATGGGTAGGTCATCCCTGTGAGATGAAATGGGTGCTGGATGGCTAATCCCGTTTTTATCCGACTGGCAGAGGTCATAAACAAGAAACAGGATATGCGTGTTGTGAGCGTTACGGTAAAACCTACCCTTACCAACTGCTCCGGCACGATTTGGTTTACCGACCTTATGCTGCAGGAGGGACCGGCACTGACAGGCTATGTGCCACACACCGAAAGCAGACTCACGGAAGACACCAAGGTGTGGTTCAACGGTGTGGTTCGCTCCAAGGAAACGGTCATCATCTGCAATGTGGGCGATACCTCCGGCGGCTTGGATGTCCATATCTATCCGAAATCCGATATGGCGGCAGGCTCGGTGCAGCTTGCCCAGGGCGTTGGTGGTCAAAAGGTCACATTCCCAAATGCTCTGTCTGCGGAGGATGACCTTGCCCTTCTTGCTTCGGTCAGAGAATGCACCAAGAACGGTGTGACCGAGCCAAAAGAGGGATTTTATCAATACAGTGCCGCTTGGGATTCCAAGCACATGGTCACCTTGGAGGACGGCAAGTCTGCCAGGGTTCTTTTTGAGTTGCAGCAAATGACGGATGGAGGTGTGTCGATTTGAGGGATAAATTAAAAGGCAAACGTATCATGGTGTGGACATTTATGGGCAACTCCCGAATGTATCAGGCACTCCGTGATTACGGTGACCGCATCGACACCATCGGTCTGTTTTCTTTCAAAGTGGACGCCACGGGAACGATTACTGAAAGCGGTGTTGCTATTAGCAATATGCTGACCTATATCGAAAAGTGGCCACACATCCGTTGGTTGCTTACCGTTGCCAATGACGGTGCGAACAGCATTTTTAAGGCTATCCGTGATAATACGGACGGCGCACAGGACACCTTCTGCTCGGAACTTATCCGTATTATGGAGAAATATCCGTGGTGCAACGGCGTGGATATTGACCTTGAAAAAGGCGATGGATATTCCACCCACGAAGCGTCCACGGCAATGTTCAAGCACATCTACGAAACGGTCAAAGCATATGACTCCACCAAGGAGATGAACATCTGCCTGCCGGGTATGACTTCGGTCAACGGTTCGGTCGGTGGTGAGAACTGGTGCGTATACGGTGACCTCGACCAATACTGTGATACGGCATCCATCATGAGTTACGGTATGGCTTGGGCGGGTTCTGCTCCGGGGCCTGTTTCTCCGAGAAGTTGGCTTGAGGGCATTTATGATTATGCTACCCAGGTGATGAACCCCGACAAAGTGTTCCTCGGTATGCCTGCCTACGGGTGGAACTGGCAGATTTACGATACTCCGGAGAACTTGGGTAAGTATTACAGGGGTACTTCCCACACCTATTATGCTGCGAAATACTGGATGCAGGGTCTGTATAACTTTACGGACGATGCACCTCCGCAACCGTTTATCCCTATCGTTTCCTATTGGGATGACTACGATATGGGATCGTGGGCATTGCCTCATGTGTATGACTACATGGAAGGCAGAGATGCCGTTTACAAGGAATATCCGCAGATGGCAGAGGTGTATAACCGCAGACGTTATCTGACGGCTTATGCCAAACAGCAAAAGACGGAGTTTGGCGATATCATCATCGACCGCAATGCAGAGCCGGACAGCTACGGTGGTGTGGTTTCCGTATCTGAAACATTGGTGACGCTCGGTGATGAGGGTACTGCCACTTACAAATTTACTATCGACGAGGGCGGCACTTACGATGTTGCCATTCGCCTGTGCTATCCGTTTTGGGATAAAAACAGCATTTACGCATCGTTGGACGGCAGCACCGTTCACTTTTCCGAGGACAGGATTTGGTGGCCATATTGGAGGACTACCTTCTGGACTACGCTTGCCAAGGGAGTAAGCCTATCTGCCGGAGAGCATACACTGACCATTTCGGTTGGTGTCAACGGTGTGCAGTTCTATGGTTTTCGTGTTTGCACTGACTTCTCTGAAGAGCCGACTGCAGGGCAAGCGGAATACACCCTCGCTCCGAGAAAGTTCAAAGACGTCAACGGCGATATGGTGGGTCCCGCCACAGGGTTCAAGCTGACCTTGGAAATGCTACGCAGAAAGCCTGACTCGGCACTGGTTTGGTATGAGGACTTCCGTGATGAAGAAAAGATACCGGAAAGCTACTGGACGGTACTTTCCGGGGAATGGGATGTGTGGCAGGAGGATTTGCCCTACGGAGATACAAGCAGACCATACTCACAGCTTGAGGGTTACGGTCAGCTTGCGTGGAACTATAACGGCTTTTCAGATATCCATCTGAGGGCGCAGATTATCTTCCCGGAAGACGGCGGTGGCAAAGCGGGTGTGTTCCTCGGTTCGCTGTTTTGCTGTTTTAATTATGACAGCCAGTGCATTGAACTATATGAGGGGTCAACGCTCAAAGGCAGTTATGCTACCGATTTCTCCAAAACCGCAAAGGCTGACCTGCGTACCAATCCCAATGTTTATACCATTGAGATGCGTAAGCGTGGAAATACCGTGAGGGTCTATTCCTCTGCATCCAATACACTCCGATTTACGGCAACGGTCAGCGGTGGAAGTGGTTATGCAGGCATCCGTTCCGATAACCAAATCAACTGCCAACTGCTCCGTTTGGGCGATGCTTGGACATACGAGCCGTATGAGAGGTTCGATGTGGTAATGCCGGACGGAACGGAGACTTCCTTTGGCAGAATTGAGCGTAGCAACTGCACATGGGATGAGGAGTTCCAGGTGTTCACGCTGACTTCCGATGTGGAAGAGTACAATACCCGCAGTGAGGATATTTCGTTGGACTATGAGTTCTATCATTCTCACATCATGCCGCTTGAGTGCGGGAATGACTATACGGCAAAAATCATCCCAAGGGACATCAATATATGGATTTCACGATTGTTCCTTGGGGACTCGGACGGCTTTTCCATTCTGTACTATCAGGATGTGGACAGCCTGATCTATTGGGCGAACCAGGCGGCATACCGATGGAAACTGCGAGGGATGTGTATGTGGTCCCTTGGACAGGAAGATATGCGAGTCTGGGAGTGGCTGCCTAAACAAACTGAATAACGGCTTTAAGGGGTATCTGCAATTGGGCAGGTGCCCTTTTTGCATACAAAAAATTATGAAAGCGAGGATTTTACTATGAAGGATTTATGGAACACCATTCAAATCATCTTTGCCGCCATCGGTGGTTGGCTCGGCTGGTTTCTTGGCGGGTTTGACGGTCTGCTTTATGCACTGATTATTTTCGTGGTTGTGGATTACATCACGGGAGTCATGTGTGCCGTGGTGGACAAGAACCTTTCCAGTTCGGTCGGATTCAAGGGTATTTGTCGAAAAGTGTTGATTTTTGCGATGGTCGGCATTGCTCATGTCCTTGATGCCAACGTCATTGGTGACGGCAGCGTATTGAGAACGGCGGTTATTTTCTTCTATATCTCTAATGAGGGCGTCAGCCTTTTGGAAAACGCATCCCACCTTGGTTTGCCGATTCCGGAGAAGATGAAGGATATCCTGGAGCAGCTCCATGACCGCGACAATAAGGAAAGCGAGGGAAAGTAACATGAATTTACACAAACTCATTTTAACGGAAAATGCCTGCTACAAGGCAGGCAGGAAAATCACGGTTAAAGGCATCATGGTTCATTCTACGGGTGCCAACAACCCTAATCTGAAACGATATGTGGGACCCGATGATGGTTTGCTTGGCAAGAACCAGTACGGCAATCATTGGAATACTTATCATCCCGGCGGCAGAGAGGTCTGCGTTCATGCCTTTATCGGCAAACTGGCTGACGGTACGATTGCTACTTATCAGACGCTCCCTTGGAATCATCGTGGATGGCACGCCGGGGGCAGTGCAAACAACACTCATATCGGATTTGAAATCTGCGAGGACGGTCTTACGGATTATGCCTACTTCAAGAAGGTGTATCGTGAGGCCGTTGAACTTTGTGCCTACCTTTGCAAAGAGTATGGTTTGACCGAGCAGAACATCATCTGCCACTCCGAGGGTTACAAACAGGGCGTGGCATCCAACCACGGCGATGTGATGCACTGGTTTCCAAAGCACGGCAAGAGCATGGATACCTTCCGTGCCGAGGTAAAGGCTCTCTTGGTGACTGCCGATGAAGAGAAGGATGAAACTCCTGCCGAACTGGAGTGTTACAATAAAAGTAGAGCCAATCCTCGCGGAAAAATGATAAAATAGAATAAAAAATCCGCAGAAAGAGGTAAAGGAAATGAGTAACACCTACAGCAAAGAAGAACGATTAGAAGCATTGAAGCTGGCAGATGAAATCGGTCCGGTAGCAACAGCGCAACGCCTGAATATCAATCTGAACACCCTCTATAACTGGCAGAGCAAAGCAAGAAAACAGGGTATCACAGCAGAACATCCGACCCCAAAAACGGAAAAAGAATTGCGGGAAGAAGTATTGGCACTGCAAAAACAACTGAAAGAACGAAATGAAGAAGTCGAAATCCTGCAGGCAGCCTTAGGTTTTTTTGCCAAACGCCAGAAGGGATGAGAAAACATCAGAGAATACAGTTCATAGAGCAGACAGCTGGTCAATGGCCTGTAAAAAAGATGTGTCAGGTATTACAGATTTCTCAAGCCGGATATTACAAATATCTGCGTCAGAAAGCAAAACCGCAGAAAACAGAATCCCTTCTGGCGACAATATATCAGATCATACAGGAAGAACCGGAGAACGCCAACTACGGTGTACAACGCATTTATCTGTCACTAAAGAACAACCACGGCTATACAGGAAGCATCCGAACTGTTTATCGTATTTGTAAAGAGCATCACTTATTGATTCATAAAAAACGAAGTCCAAAAAGCATTACCAGAGCAGACAAGACAGCAGAAAAGTCGGAAAACCTGATTGCACAAAACTTTCAGGCAGACAAACCAAATGAAAAATGGCTTACTGATATCACCGAAATCCCCTGTCAGGATGGGAAAGTATACTTAGCACCTGTCTTAGATTGCTATGACGGAATGATTGTAGCGTTTTCAATGGCAGATCATATGAAGGCGTCGTTATGCGTTGATGCATTTGAACAGGCATGTCGGAAAGAAAGATGCCGCGGAATGTTGCTGCATAGCGATAGAGGCAGCCAATATACCAGCAGAGAATACCGAGCTGTATTGGCTAAATATGGTGCAGTACAAAGTATGAGCGGTGTGGGGCGTTGTTATGACAATGCCAGGATGGAAAGTTTTTTTGCAACACTGAAAAAAGAAAAGCTGTATCAAATGAATACCAGAACTATGACCAGGGCTGAAGTAAAGAGTGTTGTTTATAGATACATTCACTACTATAACTTGAGACGTATTTATAGTACCAATGATGGATGGCCTCCTGCTGTTTATCGGCGTATGTATTTTGAACAGTTTGAGGCAGCTTGTTGAATATTATTTTTCGCAAGGATTGACTAAACCATTATTGACAATTCCAAACCTACGGTGACTTATCCTGAAAAACTGACTACGGGTTATTACCGTGTGCGTAAGACTTGGAAGGACAGCAAGTCCCAGGTGGGCGCTTATCGTATTCTTTCCAATGCAAAGGCGGCGGCAGATAAGAACCCAGGCACTTTTGTTTTTGCCAATGACGGCACTGCCATTTATCCTGCCAACAGCACAGCCGAGCCGGATTACCGTGTTCACACGGTGGTCAAGGGCGATACCCTTTGGGATATTGCCGTGAAGTATCTCGGCAAAGGCAGCAAATACACGGAAATCAAGAAACTGAACGGACTTTCTTCCAATGTGATTTACAGCGGTTGGAAACTGAAAATCCCTAACTAACACGATGCCCTCTGAGGATTTTTCCTTGGAGGGCATTATTTTTTTGCCTTGAGGGGGTTCGATTTATCCTGTCTTTTCGCTTATAGGCAGAGGGAACATTTCCACCGTTCCCAAGACTGGAGGAATCATTATGGAAGTAAAACAGATTGAGAATTTTCAGATACCTAACGCCGTGGCACACGAAATCACACAGGAGGAATTGCAGCGAGAATTTGACTATTACAGGGCACAGCAGATGCTTGAAACCATGTTCTTATTCGGCATGATTTCTGTGGATGAATTCCACAAAATATCGGCTTATAATCGCAAAACTTTCTCCCCATTTTTGGCGGAGATTATGGGCTAAATGACTTGATAATTCCGCAATAGTACGGGAATATATCACTACCCAAAAAGCGAGGTGAGTTGATGAAAAGGATAACAAAAATCGGGGTAAACGAAACCCTGGTTCAAAAGAAAAAATTAAAGGTTGCCGCCTACTGCCGTGTATCTACGGCAAGTGATGAGCAGCTTATCAGCCTTGAAGCACAAAAGGCACATTATGAAAACTACATCCGTTCCAATGACGAATGGGAGTATGTGGGTCTTTACTATGACGAGGGTATCACAGGCACGAAGAAGGATGTCCGTGCCGGACTGCTTTCCATGATTGATGCCTGTGAGGACGGTAAGATTGAGTTTATTATAACCAAGTCTATCAGCCGATTTGCCCGAAACACCACAGATTGTCTTGCGATGGTGCGTAGACTGTTAGAACTTGGTATTTTCATTTACTTCGAGAAAGAGAATATCAATACAGGTTCTATGGAGAGTGAGTTGATGCTTTCCATCTTGAGCAGCCTTGCAGAAAGCGAGTCGGTTTCCATTTCCGAAAACAGTAAGTGGTCGGTGCAGAAACGCTTTCAGAACGGCACTTTCATTATCTCCTATCCTCCCTACGGCTATGACAACGATAACGGCACTATGGTCATTGTGCCGGAACAGGCGGAAGTTGTAAAAGAGATTTTCGCATCCTGCCTTGCGGGTAAAGGTACACACGCCATAGCCAAGGAATTGAATGCCAGAGGGATTAAGACCAAGAAAAATGGCAAATGGGGTGCGGGTGCAGTGAAAGCCATTCTTACCAATGAGAAGTACACGGGCGATGTAATTTTTCAGAAAACCTATAGTGACAGCAGTTTTAACCGTCATGTCAATTACGGTGAGCGTGACCGTTTCTTTTGCGAAAACCATCATGAGCCGATTATCAGCCATGAGGATTTTGACAGAGTCCGTGCGGTTCTCGACCAAAGGGCAATGGAAAAAGGCAACGGAACAGACACCTACAGATATCAGAACCGATATGGTTTCTCCGGAAAAATTAAGTGTGGAGAATGTGGTGGCACCTTCAAGCGTAGGCAGCATTACAAGCCGAGCGGAGATTATGTGGCTTGGACTTGCACAACGCACCTGGAAAGCAAAGCGGATTGTTCAATGCTTTACATTTCCGATGAGGGCATTAAGTTGGCGTTCCTTACCATGATGAACAAACTGGTCTATGGTCACAATGTAATATTGAAACCGCTCCTGCGAAACCTGCGTGGCATGGATGATAAAGACAGGTTGCTCCGCATTCAGGAATTGGAAATCCAGATTGAAAGCAACATCGACAGAAAGCAGATTCTTACAAACCTCATGGCAACGGGTGTCTTGGAGCCTGCCGTCTTTAATAAGGAAAACAACGCACTGGTGACGGAGGAACAACGACTACGAGCAGAAAAGGAAAAACTGGTCAGCTTCGTTGGTGGAGATAAGGTCAGAATGAAGGAATTGCAAAAGCTGATGGCTTTTACTTCCAAGGGCGAGATGCTGACAGTGTTTTCAGATGAGATGTTCCTTAAATTTGTGGATAGCATTACGGTTGAGTCAAGAGAAAAGATTGTGTTCCACTTGAACTGTGGACTGAATTTAGCGGAAAGGTTGGTGATGTAAATGACAGCACATATTCCCTACGGATATCGCATTGAGGATGGCAAGGCTGTGGTAGATGAAACCCAGGCAGAACAGGTCAGAACTTTCTTCAAAGAATATATTTCCGGCAAAGCACTGAAGGTGGCTGCCGAAACGGTAGGCTTGAAGATGTTTCACGGCAGTGCCGGACGAATGCTCCGAAACACTCATTACCTTGGGGATGATTATTATCCCGCCATTATAGATCAGGAACTGTTCGACAAGGCGGAAGAGGAACGCCAGTCGAGAGCCAGTCAGCTTGGCAGGGTCAGAGAATTAAAGGTTAAAGAAACTCCTTCTGCTCCCCTGCGTTTTACAATGGGAAAGCAGAAAAAGGTCTTCTACGACCCTTTTGAACAGGCTGAATACGCCTATAGTCTGATAGAAAGCGAGGTTGAAATGAATGCAACAGACTAAGAATATTACCGTGATTCCGGCACGAAGACGTGTCGGTAACACTGCAAAGGAATCCGAAGTACCAAAACTCCGTGTGGCAGCCTACTGCCGTGTTTCCACGGACAGCGATGAGCAGGCTACCAGTTACGAGGCACAGGTGGAGCATTACACCGATTATATTCGTAAAAATCCCGAATGGGAGTTTGCCGGAATTTTCGCTGACGATGGAATAACAGGCACTAACACCAAAAAACGTGAGGAGTTCAACCGCATGATTGATGAGGCGATGGCGGGTAAAATCGACATGATTGTTACCAAGTCCATCAGCCGATTTGCCCGAAATACCCTGGACTGCCTTAAATACATCCGACAGCTTAAAGAAAAGAACATCCCCGTGTATTTTGAAAAAGAAAATATCAACACGATGGATGCCAAGGGCGAGGTTCTGCTTACCATTATGGCGAGCCTTGCACAGCAGGAAAGCCAGTCGCTTTCGCAGAATGTGAAGTTGGGTTTTCAGTACCGATACCAACAGGGACAGATTACAGTTAACCACAACCGTTTTCTTGGATTTACCAAAGATGAGAATGGTCAGTTGATTGTTGAGCCAAAAGAGGCGGAAGTTGTCAAACGCATATTCAGAGAATACCTTGAGGGTGCAAGTCTGCAGCAGATTGCAAGAGGCTTGGAGGCTGACGGCATTCTGACTGGCGCCGGAAAGACCAAATGGAGAGCAGAAACCTTGCAGAAAATCCTAAAGAATGAAAAATACATTGGTGACGCCCTTCTTCAGAAAACCTACACGGTGGATTTCCTGGAGAAAAAGCGTGTTCCGAATAACGGTTTGGTGCCACAATACTATGTGGAAAACAGCCACGAAGCCATTATTCCCCGTGACCTTTATATGCAGGTGCAGGAAGAAATGATTAGGCGTTCTAATCTCCACAGCGGAAAAGACAGAAAAAAGCGTGTTTATAGCAGTAAATACGCACTTTCCAGCATCGTGTATTGCTCCAAGTGTGGGGAGATTTACCGCAGGGTGGTCTGGAACAACAGGGGCAACAAATCGATTGTGTGGCGTTGCTGCACCAGAATGGAGAACGGTCCCGGAACCTGTGATGCCGATGCCATTCACGAGTCTGAACTGCAAAGCCTTGTGATAAGAGCCATTAACAGGGTGCTTGCCAGAAAGGATACCATGAACGAAACCTTACAGAAGAATGTGGAGGCGGTGCTTACCGGGGCAGACGGCATTCCCCTTGCTGAAATCGATAGCCGTTTGGAAGAACTGCAAAAGGAACTGCTCAAGATAGCAAATTCCAAGGGCAATTACGACAGCATTGCAGATGAGATTTATCGACTCCGAGAAGCAAGGCAGAGTGCCTTGGTGGATAATGCCGAGCGTGAAGGTGTAAAACAGCGAATCAGTGAAATGCAGCAGTTCCTTGCCGAGCAGACACAGGACATCACCGAATACGATGAGCGGTTGGTTCGCAGGCTGATTGAGAAAATAACGGTCTACGAAGAAAAGGTTACGGTTGAGTTTAAATCCGGCACAAGCCTGGATGTGAGAAGATAAGAGAATATTCCCTACAGTCAGCACCTTGCAGAAATGCAGGGTGTTTTCTGTTACAAAAAGTTCATAGGCAGTTTTGGCGGATGTATTGTAATTCGGAGAATTTTGTGGTATAATAAATTATCTTATTTGTGTTAGAACTAACAAGCCTTGCGAATAGGAGTGGCAAATGTATGATTAGAAATAATATAGAAGTAGATGTAAAAGTAAAGTGTATAGAGAACGAAACTACGCAGGCGCAGCTTGCTGAAACTATTGGAACTACGGGTCAATATGTAAATCGTATCATCAAAAAACAGGACGGTGTGGTTAACAACACCTTTATTAAAATGATGGAGGCTCTTGGGTACGATATTGAACTGACATATGTGAAACGAGAGGGATAAGTTCTTATTTGCAAGATGTTTTCTTCGCAAAATTTACAAGCGTTGTTATAGAGAACAACAGAAAGGAACGAACTTTTATGGAAGAAACAATTTATATCTCTCCAGATGATATAGAAGTAATTGATGCTGAAGACTATAGTTATGAAGTAGTTGAGCATTTTTCGGATATGCCGGAAGTAGCGAAACCGTTACTGAAGGGTGCTAAAAAAGCGTTCAAAAAAATCGAGGAAATGTTATATACTGCCCCCGCCTTTATCAATATGGTAAAAGCAAGCATTCCAGAACAGGCATTCCAAGCTATTTTGACGGATGAACAGAAGACACAGATTGCCAACGGTGCCTTAAAACTCATGACGAAAAAAGACGGCACACTCATGGCTAATCTTGTTAACCCAGAAACAAATAAAATTGTATCAACGATTTCACTGAAGAGCGTTGACCTGTCTCCGGCATTATCTGAAGCAATGACCAGTTATGCAACCCAAATGCAGATGGCTCAAATTGCGGAAGAAATCCACACGGTTCAGTTAGCCATCGAAGAAGTAAGACAAGGACAGGAATTTGACAGACTTGCAATGGCTTATAGTTGTCAGCAAAAGTTGTTACAAGCTATGCAGATTAAAAATCCGGAATTAAAGGCAATAGCTCTTTTGAGGATTGCCTCCGATGCGGAAGATAGCCGAAACTTGTTGATGCAAAGTCAAAATGCCAATTTAACCTTTATAAAAGAACAGCCGGAATCGTTTTGGGGCAAACTAATATCTGGTGCTAACCCGGAAAAGATAAGTCTGCGAATGAATGAAATCCGCGAAAGTTTATCTGCTGTGAATATGGTTTCATTGGCAGAGGCTATGGCATATCAGGAATTGGGTGAAAGTGCAGCAGCACGTCAGAGTCTCCAATACTATGCGGGATATTTACAGAGTGCATATTTGTCAACGGAAGGCTTAGTACAAAGATTGGATTTGATAGACCCCGCACCAGAGAATTACTGGTCTAAAACGTTACCCGATATTAAGCAAAAAATACAGGCACTCCCTTGCGTAGAGAATGTGCCTCTGTTAGAAGGAGAAGACGATGGAGAATAAGGTATGCAAAAAGTGTCAAAAACCACTTCCAGAAGGATATAAACACAAGAAATGTGAATCCTGCAGAAATGCACAGGTACAAGGTGTAAAAAATGGATTAAAAGCGGCTGCTGGAGTTGCAGGAGCAGTTGCAAGTTTTGCGGTTGTTATTGTTACAAAAGGAAAAGTAAATCCAAAAAAATAAAAGTAACTTTTGCAGATGAGAGGTGTTGAGATTGCGTACATACACATGGGACGAATACTATGAAAAATTCTATGATTGGGCGGAAAGTACACAGGTACGCAATCTTTCTGCATTAACATCTCTTGGAACGGCAGATGAAGTTGGAGAAATCATCATTGAATTGCAAGTGAATGTTCCTGCGGCAAATCGTCTGTTGCGTAAAGCCGTGGAAGCAAAACTGGCATTCTCTTGCTCCGACCTTATTGAGTTTCTCTGCATTAACGATAAGGAACTGGCTACGGCCGCCCTTCACAACTCCGTCAGCAGATTGACCTCTGCCGATATGGAGGACTTGTATGGCGTTGCAGAGGATGAGGATATTATCCAAATATGCTCGGAACAACATCTGACCCTACCGGAAGACTTACGGGAAGAGGAAGAATACGAGGACGAAGAAGAGGAAGAAATCGAAGAAGAACCCCTTGAAGAAGTGGATATCTATATCGATGACTATGTGCCGGAACCTCCCGCACCGAAGTTAGGTTTCTTCGGTACACTCTTTGCAGTCATAGCAGGTGCTGGTGCTGCATCCAATCACGGGCATAGGCATAATGGCAGATGTAACGGGGATTGTGCCAACTGTCCACCACACTATGGCTACCGATACGGCCGTTGGTACTACGGACATGACCATGTACACGGATGTGAGTTTGGTGGTAATAAAGGTAGCGGTAGTATGGATTAAATGAAGGGATGTTTCTATGGAATACTTTTCAGAAAAAAGTTTACTCTCATTGGGTGACTATTATGTATATGGGTTGATTGACCCAAGAACAAATCAAATATTTTATATCGGTAAAGGCACTGGGAACAGAGTGTTCGAGCATGAAAAAGAAAGCCTTAACAGTCCTAACAGTGAGAAACTGAAATTGAAAACTATTTCAGAAATCAACGCTCTTGGATTACAGGTTAAGAAAATAATCATCAACAGTAATCTTACGGAAACAGAGGCTTTTGCAGCCGAGGCGGCATTGATAAATGCTTTTAACTATGTGAGTGATGTGGGACTTACAAATATTGTTGCCGGACACCATTCTTCGGAGGCTTTATCGGTAGAAGACTTTGAAAAAGTATATGGTGCAGTAGAATTAACTGAGGACGATATTAAACATAAAATTCTTGTCATTAAAATTAATAAACTTTACCGAAGAGATATTCCAGCTGATGAACTCTACGATTCTGTTCGAGGTGTATGGAGAGCCTCAATGAGTAATGCTCAAACTGTTGAATATGTGTTTGGTGTATATAATTCTTTGATTGTGGCTGTTTATAAACCTACCAAGTGGTATAAATGTAAAGAGGCACCGGAGAAACGTCCAAGACAAGATGAAATCTTAACACCTCAGACAGAGAATCGTATTTTCTTTGTGGATGAGGACTATGAAAACGGAATTCCACATGATATAAATGAGGCATTCTATTACGGAAAATCTATAGCAGGATTAAAATTGAATCAAGGGGCGCAAAACCCTATTACATATTTGAATCCTAAAATATAAAAAACAGGAGGTGTACCACGGTGGCTGATATGAAACAGATACACGATTTTGCCGTGAAGTGGTGTGATAAATTCAGAGACCAAAATATCAACTATATTGAACTTGTTGACCATTGGATGGCTGATGATTGCGATGCTCTTGGATTTGATATGGACTGTGGTCATGCCTTTTCGGAACGATATGGTGCTGCCGAGCATAACCACGAGGCTTTGGATAAAATCATAGATGATGTGACGGATATTCCTTTGCTCGGTTCTGCTATATATTCAAGATGGCGTTACTTCAATCATTGGGCATATGATGCAACCGAAATATTAGAATACAAAAACCGTGCATGGTTTATCCTGGCATTAAGCAGACTGGCATTGCTCTCCGGAGAGAACCCCTTTATATTCCAAGGAACACTAAAGAAGATGCGTATCGTATCAAATAATATCTGCTATGGTCCTATGCCGGAGCCTGATGAAGAGGTGGAGCAGCATTTGACTATCAACAATGAAGGTCGTATTTGGTTTTCGGGATATAATTTTGGTTGTGGTGGAGAACGATACGAAAAAGCCAGAAGTAAGAATTTCAAAATTGATAAGTCGGCGGCAGATAAGTTGTTTGGAGCAATCGCAGCATATTTCAGTAACGAATATACAGAAATTTTTGCTACGGATATTGGCGATTGGGTTATGGAATTGACTAACACTGAAGGAGTCACATATAAATTCAGAGGTTCTTTATGTGCAGACTTTGACTATGAAGGCACAGATTTGTCAGACCTTGTCCGAGATACCGTTGGTATGGATGATTTGTATGTGTTTGATGGAAACTATAAACCAGATGTGATAACAAAAATCACCTTAGATTACCACAGGTTTACAAAAATTGAACCACGACATAAACCGGAAGATGCAGATTGGAAATTTGTAACCTGGGATTATACTGAACATTTGATTATTGACAGAGATACGGAAACATTAGAGCATATTCAGAATATTGGTACCGGATGCAAGGTTTCCCGCAAGTACGAAATTGAAGGTGGAATCGAAAGTCTGCTTGAAAATTTTGATGCAGAAGAGTTGTTTAGTCACATCGAAGGAAATCCCGATGATGTGATAGACACACCAAACGAAGCAAAGGATTACACCATAACAATCGAGTACAAGAAAAATCCAAGCCGTACCATATCAGGTAGCTACGATAAAAATGGTCTGCCGGATGATTTCGCAGATTTTGCGGAAACAGTGTTTGATTTTATTCGTTTCTATGGCTTAGGAGAAATTCTTGACCCATCGGTTTACGGAAAAGCGAAACGGCGCAAGTCAGAATACATCTTTTGCAGTGTTACCTTTGATGAAGGATATAAGAGTTATTATTATCTTACAGATGATGATAGCATTGAAATTGGTGATTTTGTGCTTGTACCTGCAGGCAAGGACAACCATGAGGCAGTTGTGGAGGTAGTGAATATCGAATACTTCGATGAAGAGAATGTTCCGCTACCTGTCGAAAAGACAAAACGAATCATCCGCAAGTGTACGGACGAGGACTTTGACCCACCTGTAGAGTAAGGGGAATATCTTAACTACGTTGTTTCTGCTGGAAAATTTAGATTAATCGCAACTATTCGGAAATTCCGAACAGTTCAAATGGAAGGCAACTATCCGTAATTTTCGGATAGTTCAATAGGCAACTATTAAGAAATGCTTAATAGTTCAAAATTCTAAATCTGATACAGGCGATTATTTATTAAAGTAAAAGCTGATTTCAGGTTTATAGACATATTCCCGCAAACGGCAAAACTGTGAAAAAGGTTATTGATATATTCCCGTAATCGGAAAAATATCAAAGAAATTCAGCGTATCCAGACGAGCCATGTGGAGACGGTTTGTTTGATGTCAAGAAAAGATAAATAAGGGCTGAAAAGCGGCGTATTTCCAGGCTTTTTCGGAGGTTTGGATTTGAAGCCAGACTTCTGAAAAAGCTCGGTTTTCTTATATGGAAACATATCCACTGCAAAATGTATGTCAGCTTGTGACCTCGGATTAGATGTCACAATTTGAGACAGTGGATTAGATGTCAGGCATTTTGGGATGATTTTTGGAAAATGAAAAAGGGTGACAACCAATCCTGCAGGACTGACTCCTATTGAAATCGGTCAGGGAGTGACCTATAAAGAGGCAAAATTAACATTTCTTTGCGAAAAGTTGTATCAGCATCAATTTTCCAAAGAGGATATGACAACTGAAGTTCAGGAGTATTATGCTTCCATGCCAAAAGTCTATCCCGATTTCAATGGAGGCTGGCAACCACATATTGTTTTTGTAGGTGAAATTATAGAGGTTAGGGATGAGCGATAAATTGGGATTTAGAGGATGTGAATGAGCAGCATGAAGAAAACAAAAGAAGGAATTAATTT